GCAATAGGTGGTGGTGCAGGTAAGGTTTTAAATGGTGGTGCGGGGGCTGACGGTGGTTCAGGTGGTGGTGGTGCAGGTCGCACTTCGGCTGGAACAAATGCAGGTGGTGATGCTGATTATATTTCTCCTCGCCAAGGTTATGATGGTGGGTCTGGGACTTATTCAGGTAGTAACGCCTTTCCTACTGGCGGTGGTGGTGGTGCATCAGAGGTTGGTGACAACGGTGTTGCTGGACAGTCTGGTAATGGTGGTGATGGTGTAGCTTACGATATAGTTTTGGAAGGAACAAATGTTTATTACGGTGGTGGAGGTGGTGGGGGTGGTTATGCTCCTGCTTCAACTGTTGCTGGTGCGGGTGGTTTAGGCGGTGGTGGTAATGGTAATGCCACCTCTGGCGGTGCGGGAGTTTCTGGTTTAGCAAATACAGGCGGTGGTGGTGGAGGTGGAGCTGGTGGAAATGGAGCTGGTGGTGGTGGTGGTTCCGGCATTGTAGTAATTCGTTATTTAACCAGTTCTCAGGCTTCTATAAGTGTAGCATCAGAAAGTACTACCAAATCCCAAGGTTCATATTCTATTAAATGTACAGCTTTACAAACAGTTAGTTTAAACCAAAGATTAACAAAGACATTCTAATGGCTATAAAAGACTTAACAGGAATAATAGCATTAAAATTTGACTTATGGTCTAGTCGAACAGGCTCTAATTTAAAGTTTATTTTACAGAGCGCTCCAGCTACTGGTGGTGTTATAACCACAGATGGTCTTTATACAGTTCATACTTTCTTATCCGATGGTACATTTACTCCTGCAAAAGCAGGTGATGTTGATGTTTTAATTGTAGCAGGTGGTGGTGGGGGTGGTTATCACGATGGAGCTGGCGGGGCAGGTGGTGGTGGGGGTGTTATTTATGATACAACCCATGCTGTTACTGTTCAAGCCTACAGTATTGTCGTTGGAGCTGGTGGTTTAGGCGCAACATCTAGTGGTCACGGTAATCAGGGTGGAAATTCTTCTTTCGATGGTTTAACCGCTATTGGTGGTGGCTACGGTGCAGGTGGTGGTGGCTCTGCTGCTGCGGGTGGCCCTGGTGGTTCTGGAGGCAGTGGTTGTTATGGGGCGGGCGTAGGTGGTGATGCTGATTATATTTCTCCTCGCCAAGGTTATGATGGTGGAACTGGCGCAGCACAGTCTGGGGCTCATGGTTCTGGCGGTGGTGGTGGTGCATCAGAAGTTGGGGATATTGGTACGACTTCTTATGGTGGTAATGGTGGTGATGGTCTTCCTTTTGATATAGTTCAGGAAGGTGTTGACGTATATTATGGTGGTGGTGGAGGTGGTGGAAGTCAGGGTGGTAGCTATGCAAATTCAACGGGTGGTCTAGGCGGTGGTGGTAGGGGTAATGGTGTGTCTGGTGATGCAACCAATGGTACAGCTAACACTGGTGGTGGCGCAGGTGGTGAGACGAATAGTCATGCAGGGCGTAATGGTGGTTCCGGCATTGTAGTAATTCGTTATTTAACCAGTTCACAAGCCTCCTCGTTTGATATTACTCCGAATGTGACAACGCCAAACACGAAACAGACGATTACATGGGATATTTCTGCTATTGCAGATGCAGATAAAAACGCTATTGCAAATTTTATTGTTGAGGTAGTTAATGCAGATGCAGATAATATTTTTTATTTAGACAATTTTGAAACAACAACTATTAGTGCTACTGTTGTTCAATTAACACCACAGTTATCTTGGTCTGCATTTCAAAAACAGCAACTCAATCCTGCTTTACAGTGGTCAACAATGGGTGTGCAGCAATTGACTCCTTCTTTGGAATGGAAAGCGTCAATGGGAGCCCAATTTGTTCCTAATTTAGTTAATTATCCTTTTGTTTTTGATACACCTTCTGTAAGAACTAGTGACACCCCTATTTTAGTCTCAGGTTGTCCCATAGGATTTACATTATCTTTAAAGAATACGGGTAGTAGTGGACAAACGACAGTAAAAATTTATGCTGGGGGAACATTAAGAGCAACAAAAACTTTAGTGGCTACTGGTTTGGCCGGAACCTATATAGAATACTTTACAGTTGATGATGTTATGCACCCCACTGAAACATTTTCTGTGGAGGTTACCGAGGTAGCTACAGGTGCGACAGAGTTAAAAGTTGATGCTTATTTAATGACATTTCCTTATAAATTAGACAAACTGTTTTACGAAAATTATTTTGGAACAAAGCTAATTAAGGGAATAGATTCAAACTATCTATTTTTATCTGCTGATTATTGGACTATTGAGTTTAATCAACCTATTAGTTCAATTATCTCTGCTAAGGCTATAGTTAATGGTACTGAGGTTCCTTTAACTTATGTGATTGAAAATGGTATTTATTATAATAATAGATTAAAGATTACTCCAACAACTGATTTACCAATCTCTTTAAGAATTATTATTCAAGATTTGAAGTTGGATAAACATGTTTTAGATTTAACGCCTACTTTTAAAACATATGTGGTAGATGTTCCAGAATATGTAGCAGCCACAGTAGACTCCTCTACATATGGCAGTGATTTAGCTACAGGGGGTACAGCAGCAGCAAGTACTGAGGTTAGTGGTTATGAGGCTGCAAAAGCTTTCGATAATAATGCTGCAACATATTGGAAATCCACTGCTGCTTTAGCTTATTTATCTTATTCATTTTTAGCAACAAAACAAATTGAACGTATTACTATTAATCCTTTTATAGTGAGCAGTCATAGTACGGTAAAGCGTTGGATTTTATCTGGTTCTAATGAAGTTACACCAGTTATTACAGATGATACCGATTGGACTTATGTTACTGGTGATATATTAACAGATTCAACGGGAGTTCAAACTTTTGATTTTGATAATCCAACCTCTTATTTGCATTATCGTTTAACTGTGTTGGATAATTATGCCTCTACAAGTTATGCCGGAATTTATGAAGTTGAGATGTTAGAAAAAACAACTGTAATGGAAACTGAAAAGCCTTTATTTTCTTTCATTCCTTTAAATTATTATCAGTATAGTTTTGACGGGGGTGCTACTTGGTCGGTACTCGATGCTTTTACATCTAGTTTTGTTACTATAGATTTTACGGGACAGACATCAGGGATTAAAACTATTATAGTTAGATGTTATCAATCTTCTTCTTATTTTGATGAAACTTTTACGGTAGTTTATTCTGCTGAACTCTTGGCTTGTTCTGCTGTTTTTGACGGGACGGCTTTTAAATTTTATTATACAGACGATATTCCTTTTGCAAATATAAAAATTTATAAAGATACAGAATTATATTCTACTGTAGCTCCGACAATGATTGATGGTTTTGCTGCTCCTGCTTTTAGTGGTTTAACAGCTTTAAATGTCGCAGCTGGAACTTTATATTATCAAGGGGAAATTTATTCTTTTACTGCTGCTTCTTTGTCTATCACATCTTTTGTTACCCGAGATGGAAAAATAGTTATTGCTTTTGGTTTAAACACTTCAACAGGTGTGTTAGAATTACAGTCCAGAAAAATTACGGAACAATTTTTAGATTTTGTTCCTATTATAGAGGGGACTGTTATGGTAATAAATGGTGCAATTTTTATAGTTGAGGAAGAGGCAGCTTTAATTTTTGAACCTACAAGTTATACATTAAATTTAACCGAAGATGCAGAGTTTATTATTACTTTTGAAGATATGTCAGGAAGAACCCGTTCATTTAACTTTAGCTATATACAGACCTATTATAATGTTTGGCGTACTCTAGTTGTTACGGATTCTTTAGGTAATACAATTTTACCAGGCCAAATTCATGCTGAAACAAGTTTAACTTACACAGTGATTACGGATGAGGAGTCACAATGAATATCCCTTTAAATGATAAAAATACAGTATTTGCTATAGTTGAGTCTGTTACTATACCTATTACTTGGAGGCCTTTGACTAAAGAATCTTATGGAATGGCCGGAGCAGGCTTTGAGTGGCAAAACTCTGTGGCTCTGTTTCCATATGGTGACCCGAGTAATCCTGCTGGTCAAACAATTCCTCCAGGTAGTGCTTGGTTTTCTCCCTATTCTACTTCATCTGTAGGCGCTTGGGTTGATGGTGGAAATGCGACTTTGGGTAGGTCTTTAAGTTTAGGTGCAAATTCTGCTCCTAGATTGGCTACTGGTGCTCAGTGGGTTGATGCTTCTACAGCTATTCCTCCACATGGTGAAGCACATGGAATGATTTATACCTCAACATTAAAGAGTCACTTAACTGATTCTACTTTTGAGATTGATTGGGGTAAGACAATGGAGCGAGTAAATCAAGCTTACTCTAATAAATTATGCCAGATAGGTGATGCTGAATTTACAGATATTAATGGTGTTAATGCTATTGATTTAGTTAAGGAGGGGTATGTTGATTTAGCAAGTTTACAAGCACAGTATACCTCCTATGACCCACAAGTTTCAAATATTTCTGCTCCTGTTAATTTTGCAGATACTGAAACAACAATTCAATATGAAACTACTGAAAAAGTTACAAATTCAGTATATAAGACTTATGCTGTTGTGGATTATAATAAGACTATTTTACAGGGGTCTAGTCCTAATTCTACATTTACTACCGATGTTCAATCTTTAGGTAGTGGGGGTGGTAGTGCATCTGATACAAGAACAATTCCAATGTATTTAACTGTTTATTTTATTAATTTACCTGCTGTTGGTGAAACACCTAAAAGAGATTATAAAGACCCAGAAGCAATTAAGCAAGAAGATGATTCCGCTAATGATGATGCTGTCACTACAGGAAACGGTTCTACTGGTCAAGGTTTAAACGAGACAGAAACAGAATATGGAAATTCTGTTCTACCTTTTGATTCTGTTTATTTATCGGGGTCAAATTATTCCAGTTTTTATAATGCTGGGGGTGGTATTGTTTCTGAGTCTGGTGTGTTTCCTAACTCAGCTATATTCTTTGTGGATAAGGTTCGTCTTAGTTGTGAGGGAAGTACGGCGACTTTGGTAGAACATGTTAAATTTGATGCTACTCCTTCTTTAACCGTTGGCGAAAAATTATTTATTTATATTCTAGATTCCACTAATCCTTATCAGCCTTGTTTTTGTGGTTATGTAAGTAGTTATTCTAGAGAACTCACTTCAGATGACCAGAAGATTACTTATGAGTGCAAAGATTTGGTGGGGTATTTATCGCAATTTGTATCTCCCAGCTATTTTATTTATAGACCGCCAGCGGTTGATAGCAATACAGCTGTAAAAACTTATGGAGAAATTTTAAAGTCAATTTTAAATTCTGCGGGTGTACCCAATGCGGTGGTAGATTTGCCAGCAATCACCTCGCAGCCTGTAAATTGGGTTTATGAACCTTTAGATTCTGTTTTAGAGTGGGCTATTAAAATGTTTGGAAAATATATTTATTATGTAGATAGAAATGGATTATTAAATATTTGTTCTACGGATGGGGGTTCTTTGGTAAAATCTTTCAGAATACCAACGGAGGGAGAGGCAGTCGGAACAAATGTTGTAAAAAGTTTTTCTCCCATTGTAGATACTGAGCGGTCAAGGTCACGCATTATACTAACAGGGGATTTTGAACTTACAGAACATAAAGTAAAATTAACTTATCACGATACTACAAGAGAGTTTATTTTTAGAACCCAAGACCCTTTAATTGATAGATTAATCAGCAATCCTCAAAGTGGCCCAGAGGTAGAGATTACTGGTAGAGAGGGTGAGTATGTTGTTGGTGGGGTACATTTAACTTTTCCTATTGATTTTCAAAAGAAGTTAAGTATTACACAATTATCAACTGCTCCAGGAGATAGCTTTATTTATATTAATGATTCTACGCTAGATTATAACGGAAAAACTTTTATGTTGGCTAGATATGCAACACGTTCTAACAATCCTTTACAGGTTTATATTGATACTGGATTACCTGGAGGTACAGTGGTAATTAATAGACCAGAGTTTAAAAAAGTAACAGCCTCTACAATTACTATTGATGATACTGCTCTAATGCAGCAATACCTATCTTTATTAAAGGAATATTTTAAGCCTGTCTATGGTGGGTTATTAAGCATTATAGGTTTAGATACTAGTTTAAAATTACTTGATAAAGTATCAATTACTAATACAAGTCTTCCAAGTGCAGAGGCCAGTAACCTTATTATTTATGAGTTAGAGTTTGATGTCGTTAATAAAATTACAACTTTAAATCTATCTAATAGGGTTTATGCGGATTTACCTTTCTTTGATATTTTAAGAGAGCGCAGTAGAAATGCTAATGAGTCTTTAGTTAAAGCTGGTTTAGTTGAACAGGACTCTTTATACAAGAGGGTATAGGCGAATAATGATAAAATGTAAAGTTTGTGATTACGAATTTGATGATACAAAATTAGCTGAGGTTACAATGGGTGGAGTTAAGTGTCCTAATTGTGGGACGGTTATTGACCAAGAAGGTAATACTACAGGAGGAAAGAAACAGATGGAAAACGACACAAGTAAAACATTTTTTTCAAAATTGGTAAAGGAGCGAAAACCCTACATTGAGAATAGGGGTGCAGTTGCGGTACATAATCCGGCCAAGGCTGATAAAGACAAGGCTTGGGATGGAACGGCAGCTGTAACTGAACTTAGAAAATGGGCTTCTGCTGATGGTACTGGAGATAAGGATAAGATTAACTGGTCAAAATATAAGATGGGCTTTGGCTGGTACGATGAGACCGATAGAGAAAATTTCGGTTCTTATAAACTCCCACACCATACTGTTGAAGATGGAACACTAAAGACAGTTTGGCATGGAGTGGTTGCAGCTATGGCAGCTCTTAATGGAGCCAGGGAAGAGGTTAAGATTCCTGATGAAGATAGAAAACCTGTTTATAATCATCTATCCGCTCACTATCGTCAATTTGATGAAGTCCCGCCAGAATTAAAATAGGTTAATAAACTTAATGCTCCTGTGAGAGCATATGAGCCCTTTCTTCTTAATTGAGGAGAGGGTTCTTTTATTGTATACTATATTAGTTATTATTATGTTTGTGTAAAGCAATTAAGCTTTTAGTAGTCATTTGATAATAAGAAAATCTATATTATCATTTGTTGCCTTAAATGTAAACAAGAGCGGGTTTTTCGTTGACAACCTCACCCTGCTCGTTCCTCGAGGGTTCGGTTTCACCTATCTTTACTATTATACGGCAATCTCTTGGATATGGCCAAAAAATTGCCTGTTTTCTTGTCTTTTTGCCACCACAGCTCTATTTTCTTTAAAAATCTAGGCAACTATGCTGTTTTTAGAAAGCGGGGCTAAGAGGGGCTATTTTGAAGGTTTTTTGATATAAAAGGCAAAGCGGTGGGTTTTACAACAAGTGGAGAAATTAGTAGATAAGAGGGTAGGTTTCTTCGAGTATCTAGTACAAGAAGAACATTTAGAAAGTAGAACTATGGGAACACATTTAGTGATTTTCATTACAGTAATGAGGGCAGCAACACCAGCCCCAATAAGAAGATAGTTTAAAAGAAGTCTTACATACTTGATGATAAAATAACCAACAAAAGAATTTTTTAAACATATGATTTAAGTTGGTCAATTATCATTAGAATGTCTTCTAGAGCGTCTTCTGTCCATACTGTTGCAAGACTAGAAGAGGGTTCAAAAATCCATTCTTTAGAAATGTCGGCCCAACGGATAATACCGCAGTTTTGGCCGGATTTAATGGATTGAATAAGATATACATTTGGTTCCTTAATTTTTGTAACTGTAACGGTTTTAAGATATATTCGAGCCATGTTAATCCTTTTGTGATTGTAATTTTTTAAGTACGTGTACTATTTCGGTTAAATTTTCTATAGACCATACACTAGAAGCATTGGTTTCAAAATAGTATTTTTTAGACCTGTTATTATAGTCAGCCCATCCAACACAGTCTCTTTCTAGTGAAGTTATTTCCCAAAGATTTGTCAATTTTTTAAGGCAATCGAAGGGACTTACTTTATCAACGGCAATAGTTTTATACTTGGTTTTAATCATAATATCTCCTTTAAATACCCTAATCTCTTGGCTCGTTCTACCCTAGCTTTAGAAACTTTCCAGCAATGTGTAGAAATACCACCGTTCTTATCAATAATAAACACATCACCTAGTTTACAGTAGCTAAAGAGTTTATTTACTGTGACTACAACTGTCTGATTCTTTTTCATTTGTATTGTCCTTGTTGTTGAAGATAAAATTCATAAAGCCCTGCCGGAAGAGAAATAAAACCCTCAGCATAGGTTTGAACTACGTAATCCCCAATATTAAAAATTTCTTTTTTAGGTGGGTAATATATGCAGAGAGGCCAGGCATAAATTTCATTGTAATCATTTGGGATAAAACCCATATCAATTATTGTCGGACAGAATTTTTGAATCTCTTCTAAATTCTTACCTGTCCACTGTATTGCCTTTATAATTCTAAAGTGTTTCATTTTGCCATTCCTGCTTTCCATACTCTAAAATGTATCTTTTTGCTTTTTCTTTTTCAACATAAACACCATCCCACTCTAAATAGACCTTTTTAAAATTTCCAACATCAATGAGTTTGCATATAATTTCTTTTTGTCTTGGAGTATCAGTCTGTGTTATAGCTGAACAAGAAAAGCCGATGTCTTGGTATTCTTTTAAAAGTTTTTTCGCTTTCGGACTGTAAAATTTACATTCTTTTAGTGTTCCCCATTTAAGGGCTAAACTTTCTTCAGGTTTATTCTTTTTCATGTACTTCTCCTATAATTTTTTGAGATGCGCCTCTTTGAGTATACTGTGAATAATTAATGTCGTCTAAAAAAAGAAAAGGATTTAATGGTAAAATACTAATCTGACCTCTCTCAAAAGCCTCTATTTGTTTTTTGTGGTAGTAGTATTCTATGTATGTCATAATATTTATATCCCGATTCTAGTAATAATTAATACCGCCCAAGCAACACAAGCAATCATCAAGGCCATAAAACCACCCTCTTTACCGTCTTCTGAGTAGGCCAATAAACACAATACTACAGTCAAGATTATTAGTAGAGTTTTGAGAGATACAGTTATCATTATGTTTTTGCTTTCTCGTTCAGACTTACTATAAAATTAGAAACCTCTAGTAATTCTTGAGCTGAAAAAAATATATGAGGGTCGGCAATAAAAGCCATTGCTTTCATACTTTTATTCCATCTAATGTGGCCCTTGATAACTCTATTTTCAACAGAAGAGACTGAGTAAAAAGGTGCTGCATTTTTATCTGTGTTAAGACTTACAAAATTTAGTTCTGACATAATACTTCCTTTCATTTAATTCTTTGCTTTAAAATATCTTGACAGATTTGACATGTTTCTGGATAGTATAAGTGGTCGCAATATCCACTAGGATTTCTTTGTCTCGTGTCCATTCCACAATGTATGCAGATAAAGTTAGGAGGACATTCTGATGTTTGAGGTGTTATAACAACTTCGTTAACAATCTTCGTGGCATTATCAATAACCTTTTGTAAAAGAATTGGCGTATATTTAACTTGCTCAGCCCCTACATTAACATAGCGTCTATCTTTCATTGTTTTTTCGTGAATATGTCCGTGAATATTAAGAGTAAACTTTACCAAAATATCTAAACTAACAGGTTTATGGGTAAAAATAATATCGTTAAATGTAAAACTATCGCACACAAAAACAAACCCATTAGTTAAATACCAATGACGACTACGCTTATCGTGATTTCCTCTTACCAATACCTTTGTACCATTCAGGCTTTTTAAAATCTCTGCTAATTGAGGAGCACTTCTTGAAAACGCAATATCACCTAAAACGATAACTAAATCTTCTTTTTGAACTGTGCTATTCCAATTAGTGATAAGAGTTTTATTCATTTGAGTACTGTCTTTAAAGGGTCTTTTACAGTAATCAATGATATTGTCGTGAAAGAAGTGGGTATCTGCAATTACATAAATATTCATATCAGCCCTTAATTTTATAGTATGCAGCAGTCTCTAACATTTTTATAAAGGTATCGGCTACAGAGAGTGACTTACTGGAAATGATTTCATCCATTATCTTTTTGTACTCGGCCCAAGTAATAGTTTTACGTTTGTTTTTCATCTCGTAATCTCTCATTCAATTGATTCAGGTTTTCTATTGTTTTCTCTAAAGTTTTAATTTCAGCTTTCGCATCGCATAAAGGACAGCTTCTTTCCGTGTATGCTATATCACAGTCAATACAATAATTCATTAAAATCTCCTATTAAAGTTTTACTGTGTTTTCTTTAACAATGATAGAAACAGTTAAAGCCAATAAAAAACCTTTTTAATTTTTCTTTCTATTTGGAAAAGCTTCACCACTAATAGGTGTTTTAGTTGAGTCAACCCATTCAACAATTCCAAAACATTTTTGACAGTAATACAAATCAACAAGGTTTCCATTTTCTCTGTAATAGGCAAGACTATCTTTTTGTTTACAATGGGGACAATCTCTAAGATGTGTTGGCATACAATTATTATTCATGGTTCTTACTCCTGTTTAATTTATGCAACGCTAACATGTACATTTTACGTTGTTCACATCGTTTAAATGGATTACGTTCTTCTTCTATACTTTGCCAAACCCCTTTAGCACTTTCCGCTACAATATTTGCCATCATATTATCTATTGAAGAAAAGATATGGAATTTCATAAAACCTCTACTTTAAATGATTGAAATAATCACAAAGAAGCCATAGAAAGAATAAAAAACAAGCAATACCTAAATATGGATAGAGTTCGGTATGGAGAATCATAGCTTAGAAGAATCCTCTAAAATTTTATAAATAGCAAAATGTTCTGATTCAAAGTGTCCTCTATTATTTTCAAAAGCTTCTAGACATTTATTATAGAGAGGCTCTGGAATATTAAATGGTTTTTTAACGCCACCGATAAAGTGTAAACATAGCAGAGTAGCACGGTCTGCATTATCGAGAATATCATTCCACTCTCTAGGGCTACTCATTAATTCAAAATCACTCATCTGTCTTTTCTCCCTTTTCTATCTTTACGTTAAGTTCTCCGGCTTTGCTGATAGAACCATAAAGAATACTTTTTCCCTGCGACTTATATTCCTGTAATAACTCAGATTTGGTTAACTCAGTGGCACACGATGGTTTTTGACCCTTAGCTTTCATATATTCCAATAATTCATCTTCCATGTTTTCGCCAGGCTGTTTTCCATGCGCTTTGGCTAAATCACAAATGTTTAAAAAATCATTTATGGTCATTTCCCATAGGTATTGCATGAAGACTCCAAACTAGTTAGGCTGTCCAAGTATAACCACAAGCAGTACAGGAATAAGTTACCTTTCCATCGTTATCAATTACAACAATATAAACTTTGTGCTTACGACATTTAGGACACTTCTTATCGTGTTGAAATTTTCCATCTTGAGCCATTGTTTTCTCCTTTTATACTTTAAGCTTTTGTGTGGTTAAACTCCATGCACCTTAACAACAAACTCGTGACAATTATTGCATAAAAAACCATGTCTAGAGATAGTCGAATCGAATCCACAATCATAACCACATCTATTGCATAGTCCGGCTTTCTTATACCACCATAGAGCCAAGTTTCTATGAAAGTGAGCAATTGCAACAAGACATTTACGAACAATACCCGTTCCCCAAAAGTCCAGCCAAAAAAAGTGCCAATTTATTTTATTCATTTTTCTCCTTTATTATTCGGGCGAGTCTATCCGACTTATAGAATTTTGTTCTTACGGAACCTCCCTCAAGCGGGCAGTGCCTTTACACCATAGACTCTCTATCAATTTTTATATCACATACCTAAAGTATACCATAAAAAGTTTACTTTGTCAAGTTTTTATTTTAATGTGTCTAATTAGTGGTAAACATAAAAATGAGGTAGTTGCACTCAGTATAATTAAGGGGACAAGACCTACTAAAGGCAGTAGCCAGGCTCCGCTAAGGCTAGAAGCTGTTGCTGCTAAATTGCTAATTCCGCATAGAATAGCAAAACTTGTTGTCTCTAGGCCCTTTACAGAGGTTCTTGCCATGTAATCCATGACCATTAAATGAATAAACATTCCTATCACGGCAAAAATTACACTATAAACAATAGCTGTGACTGATGTGTAGTGTAAATAACATAGTGTCGTAAAGGCCCCAAGAAAGACTGAATAATAAAGCCATCGTTGTAAATTTATCTTATTTGAGAATTTAAAATAAAGAAAGGCTCCCAGAATCTCCATACAAGATACTCCGGCTCCTAACCAACCAATGAATCTCTCTGACCAATGAAAAGAATCCCGCATGATAAAAGCTAGAGGTGTACCAAAAGAGGGGCTATATTTATAAAGAAAAATAAATAAACAAATAAAGATAAACTTTTTATTGAGAATAATTTTAGTAAAATCTGTCCAATGTATTTTTGTAGTATTCTTAGATTCTTTAACCCTGCTCGTTATAAATAAGGCTACAATTAAAGGAATCATTAAGAGTAAATAACCAAAACGATAGCCGATTCTTTGTGCTATCTCACCGCCAATAACACCAACAAATACGCTAGCAATAGTAATAGAAATCCATTGTATAGCTTGAATTGCTCCTGTAGTTTTAAATTTCTTTCCTTCAACGCACATTACTCCATCCACCGCAACATCTCGAGTAGCATCAGCTGTATTCCATAAGAATAAAAGAATAGCTAAAAAGGTAATTGGAAAAGCATAAACCCCTAGAGTAAAAGCTAAAACTAAGTCTAAACAAATAGAACCCAGAATCCAGGTACGTTTTTTAATTCTTAATACATCAATAAAATAGCCAAAGATGGGTTTAATAATCCAGGATAGGGAGATTAAGGCCCCAAAATACATTATTTGCGATGGGGTTAATCCTAAGGTGTTTTTAAAGTAAACAAAGAGGGCTTGTGAAGGAAGACTGCTAATACCTTGGAGAAAATAGGTAATAGCACTTAGAAGATAAATATAGAAAAGTTTATTTTGCTTCATAGGTTTTGCGTAACTGAATCTGCCTATGGGTAATATAAGCAGAGCATAACCTTTTGGCAAGGGCTTTTTTTAGCGATGGCGAATAGTCTTCATGTAATTTTTTGGGACTTTTAACTGTCCAAATAGACTCGGCTAAATACTTAAATGGATAATCATTAAATATTAATAATCCATATTTAGTATTAGTTTGTGCTATCCATTTCTCTGCCTCTTCTTTTAAGGCTGGGGGAACACAGAGTAGAAAATAATTAGGCAGATTCTTTGGAGCATAAAGGTCAACAACGATTTCTGTAATATTAGCCATATCTATAGAGGGTGGAGGCAATTTGTATTTTGATAAGTCTAATTTTTTATAGACTTCATGTTTTTTCTTTTTTGCTTCTCCTTGCCATAAATCAGTTTTAGTCAATTTTATCTCAACTTCAAAAAAAGCTTTATTGGAATCTGCCAATACATCACAGATTTCGTCTGTTTCGAAAACATGAACCTCATCAGCACAGAGATATTGACGTTTAAAACGATAGTAGGACAAGACCGCTGTTTTAATAATCTCTGCAGTAGGTGGGATGGGGTTAATCATGTTTTCCTCTTTTATTAATCTGACTTAGAATATTTGCCAATGCCTTGTCTCTTAATGTTTGTTTAAGAACCATTAAATCAAATGTGTCTAAGCTTATATATTCCGGCTTAACAAAAGTAGATTGTCTGTAGGTGATTTGTTCATAGACGACCCATAAATAATAAAAACCGCCGAGAACAGTTTTGGGTTTAACTTTATCTTGTTTACCCTTTGAATTTAAGTAGTAAAACTCATCCCGAATAATAGAGATGTTTTTTTTATTGATATATTTGGAAGCCATTTAGATATTCCGATATGGTGTAAACGCTTGAGATAAGAACTTGTGTAAATGCAAAACAGCCCCAGATAAAGAGGCCGATAGTACATAAGACTAGAAGGGTAAAGCCTAGATTTTTCATACCAGTGAATTAACCTCTCGAATAACTTCGCCATCCCTTATTTGAGATATTTTAATATAGTCTTTGTCTTGTTCAATATTTAACTCATCTCCCTCTTTTAAAAGGAGCAGTTTACCATTAAGGGTGATAATAACTTCGGATTTTTTCATATTAAACTTTCTTTTTATCAATTCCGATAGTGAGTAAGGCATTACCTCTAATAAATTGACATACTAATCTGATAAATGAACGTAAAGGATTATTTATATAGCCTTCTATAGGATAACCCTGTCTGTCTTTCCATTGTATAATCATTTTAAGCCTTTCTTTAATTTCTGTAAACAAATTTCTCTAGCCCTGATTTTTACAGCACCCTCATTATCAAAATAAGAGGGAAGACTAACGGGACAAGATGCAACAACAGCTTTTTTGTTATAGTAAATTGAAACAAAATAGCCTAAATCCGCAAGGTCTTCTACGCCGTCTGCTGTTAAAGATTTTTTCCCTTCACTATCAATAAAGATAAAACCTTCAGAAATAATCTGAAAATTATCCATTTAAAAGTTCCTCTATAGATATTGTAGCTGTTCCTAATTTAGAAACCACAATTCCGGCTGCTTTATTGGCCAATTTTGCAGCTTCTCTGATAGTGTACCCAGCAGCCAAAGCCACTGAATAGACCGCAATGACTGTATCTCCGGCTCCTGTAACATCAATAATATCTCGCTTCTCTGCCGGAAGATAACCCTTTTCAGTCCTAGAACCATAGTACAGACCATCTGCACCAAGTGTTACAAGTAAATTGTCAAAGCCATAAGTATCAATTAAGAACTCAACAAATCTTTCTGCGTCTTTCCAATTTTCTACTGGCTGTTTAACAATTCTAGATAATTCAATTTGATTCGGTTTAAGCGATGTAAAGTTTTTAAATAAACTCATGTCTGTTTTATGTGTATCTGCTGTAACAATCTTTTTTAAGTCTGATTGTAATAAACTTATCTCTTTAAGTAACTCTGGAAACACAACACCTTTTTCATAATCTGAAATAATGATAACATCAAAATATCGCATGTGTCGGTCTAGACTAGCAAGTAAATCCTCTGCAAAAGGTGTATTCCCAACAGATTTTTTATCTTCAGAATCAACTCGTAATAGTGGATATTGACCAGACATAAATCTAGTCTTCACTGTTGTGGGTAATGTACAGTCCTTCATTAAAAACTCACTGATTATTCCGGCTTCTTGTAATTCATGCTTTATAACCGCACCTGGAACATCATTACCAATACGACCTATTAACCAAACATTAGCTCCAAGAGCTTTAACATTCTTTGCGACATTCGTTGCACCGCCTAGACGATAGTAGGAGTTTTGTTTATTAAGAATAGGTACAGGGGCTTCAGGAGAAATTCTAGTCACAGTCCCATCAACATACTCATCTAACATTACGTCCCCTATAACCAATACTTTTAATTTAGTGAAATCCATTTTAATCATCTCCTAGAGTATAACATGAAAACTATTCTTTGTCAAGAACTTTTTTACTTATTTTACAGACTAAATATCTAAAGCAACCTTTGCAAGATTCGGGTTCATATTCTTCCCGAGTCTCATTATCATCAACGGGGTCAACTTCCGAAGGGCTATTAAAATCATCAAACTCAAGCATCTTTCACCTTCCATGTATTAGCTCTACGGCCTGTAACGGGGTCAATAGTCTTTCCTGCTTGGACTACATAACCATTAGTTCGTAATTCTTTAACTCTGGGTGTTACACAATTAATAGGAAGATGGGTTTGGAAAGAAATATCTGCATTGGTAAGCGGACAATGGCTGTCTTTTAAAATATCTAAAATTTGTTTTTGTCTGGTATTAATTTTTCCAGTTTCGACCATATGATTATAGGCATCAATTGAAGTTTGTTGTAACATTATCCCCTCCAGTTAAACTTTTGGAATCTGTCTAGCTTGTGTTAAACGATAACTGTCAGTATCATAGTGTGTAGTACTAACCTCTAGAATTTTAGCTGATTCGGTATGAGCTCTAAACTTATGTGCTACAAAAGGTTGTAACCTAAACTGTTCACCATGTAAGAGAAGTATTTTGGTCATTCTATTCTCTAATATTGTCAGTTCGCCCTCACTCTGATTTAAGGGCAGAAATTTGAAGAGGTCTTTATTTTCCAGCACAGCCAAATTAATATAAAATAATTCTACTTCACCACCAACAATATAAAAAGTTTCATTTTTTAAAACGTGATAATGGACAGAGCACTCATAGCCTTTGTTTAGGTTAAGATATTTAGCGCAATACTGATTATTATTAATTAACCATTCTTCATTGCCCCATACCTTCTTAACAAAGTTTATCATTGTGCCACCTTTAAATCCCTTTCTGTTGCAATCTTTATACCTGACCCATCACTAAAAGCAATTAAATATTCATAACCTGTTTCTCGATGTCTAGACCTAAGAACACAGGCAGGTTTTCCATCTAGAGATACCAGGTCTTCTGCTTTAAAAATAGGTTCAGGAACCTGTTCTATCTCGTCCTTCTCGAAGAATTTTTTCCGCTTCTTGGATGACATTTAACCCCTTGTTTGTCTTTAATAATCTAGCATAAAAAGGAATCAAAAGTATTGAAACTAAAATATATAATAACCCTAAAATCATTTAAGGGCTTCTTCTACATGTTTATTTATCTGAGTTAAGACCTTAGCGCAATAAAATTTAATAGCCATTATTTTATTTGCATTGGAATCTTTAATAGAGCAAATCTCTAAAACACCTTTGACAGGTGCTACACAGACATTCTCGATAGACTTTATCATCTTCTCATATTCTTTACTTTTTTCCATGTTATTCTCCCATCATATTAATGTATTGTCCGGCAGATAATAATTGTGTTTCTTTCTCTGTACATTCTAGCAGTTGGTTGTTTGTCATATTAAACTTATAAAAAAGAGAACCATGTGCTGCTTCGCCTGTTTGATTCTTAGATACGAAAAGTTCCATAATAGGCTGATGTTTACCTGTCTCATCTTGCCAAACTAAATTGGTTTGATTCTTGTTTTTTACTAAATGGAAGTTAGAAAATATACCTCCTACAAAACGAGCAGCATACCATAAATCAATTGATTCTTTAATATCTTTACCACTAGGCTTGGCATCTGAAGACTTTGGAACCTCTGCCGTAGCGATAATAGGACAACCAATTTCTTGTGGTAGTCTCTTTAAGAAAGAAGCAATTCTTTGTGAATTTTGTACGGCCTCATATTTATTAGATGCCACTATATCATGTAAGTTATCAATAACTAGAAAAAACCTCTTACCTTTTTCCTCTGCCATAGCTGCATGTATTTTAATATAGTTTTCAATATCCTTTAAATCTCGTATCTCTGAACCATCTTTAATAACAAGATTTTCTTTAAAGGCTTTCATTTTATTTAGACCCTCAAACCATTTTGTTTCGGTTTCTTTGGTGGGTTGCTGAATCTGTTTAGATGTAAGTCCAGATGCGATACTCATAAGTCTAGGCAGAATTGAACGCTTAACACCATCATCTAATGAGTAAAAAGCCACAAAAGTATTTTTACATTGGACTAAATGATAAACAAAGTTTAATAAAAATGTACTCTTTCCGCTTTCGGGAAACCCTATAAATAAGTAAAGTGTATTTTCAAAACCTCCAAACTTTTTATCAAATAGAGGAAAGCCTGAGGGGGCTCCTGTAAAGTTTTTATTCCAGGCCGATTCTGTAAAGCTTTCAAGGAGTTCATCATAACCCTCCTTTTCTTGAACATACTGAATCATATTAAAGGAAGCTTTATTTGCGCTCATACCCTCAATAGACTGTGCTAATTGACGCTTGCCTATTTTTAAAACACTGGCACATTCAGTAATAAACTGCTCCCTTTTTATTAAATTAGGGCAACCTGCAATAAATTCATAGATAATTTCTACTTTAATAATATTTTTTTCATAATTTTTTAACAGATATGTCATAGCAGACATTTTGGGAAGCTTATTAAATTCCTCTAACGTATGCGTTCTCATAAACTCATCTGGGTCAGGTTTCTTTTCGGAGTCGGTGGGAATAATAACCACATCAATATCCGCATCCAAGTTTTTCATTTTTAAAATGGACTTTAAGATTCCATCACGAGCCGTTCCTTGAAATAAATTATCTGGGTCTAGTGCTAGACGAATCTTTTTAGGCTTGAGGGTAGCGATTTTTTCCAGGTCTGGGTCATGGATGGTATTTGTTAAACAACCTACAACATTTTTCTCTGGATAAAGAGACATTACATCAAACACACCTTCAGCGATTGTCAGTGTCTCACTTCCACGAATATTATGAACATTAAAAAGATTCTTACCGCTCATTGAAACATTTAGATATTCACTACCCGATATAGCCCCAAACTGACGAATAATAAGTCCAATATATTGTTGGTCTTCATCGAATACAGGAATAACTAACGCTGGATGTGTAAAAACAGCGGATAGTTTATAGTCGTATAGTGTTTTAAAATCTTTATCTAATGCAGCTGGTACATATTCAGGCTTCAGATAACCAATCTTCCAATGAAGAAGTTTTTCTTTGGTGATATTACGCTTTTTATAAAGTTCTACACCCTCTTTAGCGTGTTGACTAGAAAGAGTATGCAGTTCTTCCAAGACTTTTCTTTTTCTGTGTTTTTCTTGTTCTTGAATAGAAAATTCATATTCCTCTTCAAAAGGAATTTCATATTTTTTAGCGAGTATTTTAACAACATCATAAAAAGCAGGGCCAACAATGCTCTTATTATTCCTTAAAGCATAAACATCGAAAATATCAAATACCCTATCTTCGACAAAACAATAAATTAATCTATTCTGTGACTGTGGAAGAAAAGCTGCTGACAATTTTTCAGAATCTTGATGCAGGTGGGCAGTTGCACTTGGGCACTGTACCTTATTACCCTCAATCCTTAAACCCAACTCCTTTAAATATTCAGGAAGTTTAGATTTAAGTAAATCTTTTACCTTATCCAAATTTTTGATTCTTCGCATATAGTCTAAATCTTTCGTTGTTCTTTACGTTTAGCTCGTTGAAATCTTCGCTTTGCCTCTTCTGAGGATTCCTTTCGGACTGTTTCTATTTTTTCTTCGTCCTCATCTAAGTCATCAATATCTTCAAATTGTTTATAGGTTTCATCCAATTCTTCTTTGGTGCTATCTATATGATTGAATTTTATTGACTCTGAACTCTCAGCAGAATAAACAGTTTTTAGAATAGTGCTCAATTTAGCACCCTCCGGCAAGACAGGCGCAGAAGGTTTACGTCCTACATTACGTTTAGACTTGATTAATGTATTTTTGACCTCAACAGGAGGTTTTTCAATCTTAGGCGGTATAATGACTGCCTTTTCTTGAATTAGAGGCGCTATGGGTTGTTTAACCACTAAAGCTGGGGGTTTTAGAGGCAATTCCTGGGGTTCTTGTACCACTGGCGCAGAAACGGGTGTAATTTTGGCCGTTTTAGGAACTAGAACCACTTTGCATGTCAGAAGTTTTTTACAACGCTCACAATAAGAATATGAGATTAAAACTTCAGTATCAAAGCGTGGAACTCTAGAAAACTTAGTTACCACATGCTTATGTTTACACTTAAATAACGAGAACATTTAATCTCCTTATTTGCTTAAAATTAATTTTGACCAAGAGTAAATTTCTACTGTAACATTAGCATTAGATTCAATATGGTCTAACCGACATTTATGACCTTTGGCAGAGATAGGAAAATTCTTGTAGTCTACAGGTTTTCCCTCATGCTTTTTTTGCTCAGCGGTTTTGACCAAGACACTAAAAACTTTAGCCATAATTTTTTGAATCATATCCTTGTCCAGAAAAGGGATATTAGATAACTTTAAAGGTACAACAACACCAAAGCCTGTTGCTTTATCCACTAGGGTAATATGTTGAGCACCAGTTCTGGATTCATAAGGGGCTAAATAACAGTAAGTTCTTCCATGATACTGAGAATCCATTTTTACCAGGTTAATAAAAGCTGCCTCACAAATCTCATTTACTTGTTGTAACAACATTTATTTCTCCTTTGGATAATCGTTGGCAAAAAAGCCATCACCTTTAAGAATAAAACCTACACCACCACCAATAAGGCGTACCAGTGTGTCTTTTTTACACTTTGGACATGTTTTTAATTTAGAGGCGACAATAGATTGAAATTCCTCAAAGGTATGTTTACAATCTTTATTTTCGCACTCATAATCATAGAAGGGCATAAAAATCCTTTATTTTTTTAAGCTTGCACCAACACCATACATCACCCCACCTATACCCAATAAACTCATATAAACGGGATGCTGTTTCCATAAAATAACAATCATTGCAATACCGATAACAATACCGACAATCTGTAAAATTAATTTAGTATTCATTTCAATCCTTTATTTGGTGTAGGCCAGATGGAGTCAAACCACCAACTTCGGCTCAATGCCGTGCTTTCTCGTTAAGCTATAGCCCACTCAATTATATAACCCAGAGGAGTCCGAGAGGATTTGCACCCCTATCTAGTCAGGCTGTTGGCCTGTTGCTTTGCTTATTAAGCTACGGCTCCAAGGGTTTAATCAACATGAGTTTCGTTATCTAATGAGGATTCTTTATTACCTGTAGGCCGTCCAAAATTAAGATTACGGCATGTAATAAGAATATCATTAGCAGACTTTAGTAAACCCTCAATATGGTCTCTGACTTTTCGTTCATCAGCCACTACAAAAGAGGCTTCCATTTTGCTTGCCCCGTCTACAAATTTTATTGCACCTTCAGAGTCTTCTGCTTTTGTTTTTAAACCCATATAAGCAGCCAATTCTTTATTGCGCTTTAATGAGTTTACTTTGCTAAAGAGTTCTTCAAGTTGCGAAGCATGACCCACCATACGGATTTGCAATTCATTAATTTTATCCATATTGTTAGGGTCAAGTGAAAAACAAAGTTTTCTAGCATTTTTGGTAGCTTCTTCAATAGGTTTTAGACCTTCGAGAATTTTAGTCAATACGATAGTGTTATCTTGATTATACTTAACAATCAAGTCTTTAATCTCTGCCATGTTAATCCTCCCTTATTATTAAAAATTTATAGCGTAACACATTTGAAATTGGAAATACGTGTACCTCAGGCCGTTTATTTACAATAATCAACCCATTAGCAATCTCAATACTATCCGCATCTGTAATGCTATGCCATGAAGACCATAAGGGCCTTGAAAGCAAGAGTTTAATATTGTACTTTATCTTTAAGGACATATATTTCCTTTATTTAGCTTTCTTTGCGTTTAAAGATGGGAGATTAAAAAACATTGCTCTAATTTCATCCTGTGTCATAATCTCCATTGAAGAACCTGCCAATAAACGACAAATACGAGCTCGGTCATAATTCAATTTAGTTCCGAGAACATGTGATGTAATGACAGATTTCTCATTATTAAAACCTTTACGAGCAATAACCATTGTATACATAAAAGCTTCATATTCTAGGATAGGCATAACTACATTTTCCAAGAATCGAGCTTTTTGTTCACGGGCATTTAATGAACCCGCCTCTGGTGCTAGGTTAAGCATAAAGGGTGGAACCTTATAAACAGATGCGATTTTTAAACCAATCCATCGCTGTAGTTCTATAATCTCCGTCCCTGACAGAAATGGAATTTCACTAAAGCTAATCTTTTTATTAATGCCTAGGGCTTTTGCACCATCAGTAATAAGGGAATTCAGATATTCAACGAACTCCTTTAATTCTGCCTTACTGACAGAAACACCCTTTTCAAAAGATAAAAAGAAAGGCTTATAAAAACCCCGTTTTAAAAATTCCGACATCTTTGCTGTAGAGTCTTTCTCAGCCCCTAAATCATTATAGACTCTTTCTAGTACACCCCGTGCCACAGTAGAATCACTGTCCGCATCAATTTGAAAGTGCATGACTTCTTTGTCAGAAAATTCTAGCGGAGTTTTTCCATCTTCGCCTGTTTGAAACTCAGATGAACTATTAATTTTTAAAAATCTATACTTGGGTGGGTTATCATCTGTAACTCTTAAAGTATAGCCAGGAACCACCACTAGACCATTGGGTTTACCCGCCTTTAATTCAACAACACAGGCTCCATTACCCCAACGCAGCATATCCTTTAAATATTTTTTACGAATCATAAATAAAGGTTCTTTTTGTGAAGGATATGATAAGAAAGCCTCAATTTTTTTATCCGCTGGTGCTGTAAACAGGGGATATTTAATAACCTCATCAACGATGGTATTAATACAGGTTTCTGCCCAAATAGTTGATATGAGCAAACTACGCAAAGTATCAACACCATATTGACTGCTTGCCTCGTAGGTAGGAACTCCAGCTCCAAAACCAACTGCTCTTTGACGGTCTCGAACCTGTTCTACGGGTTTAAGTCTAGTACTTCCTCTAGGCTTTCTATATGTATCATTACTTGCTTCTGGTTTTCTATTAGACATTTTTCTCTCCTTTTAGTTAATTCAAATAAAATTTAGGTTAAAATAATAATTAAATAGTATTTACATTTTTACCTCTCTATTTGCCTGCACATGCAAGTGGCGCATCATCCGGCTCATCTGTAATAGCTGCTGCAATTCCAGCACAACAATCCGCAATATCTTTTGACCCTAGATTTAAACCCTCTTCTCTCATACGCCATTTAGATTTTCTAGGGTGGTCAATTTTTTTCTTATCAGTAAGAATTAATTCTGTAAGTTCCCTAACAACTGGTGGATATAAGTATAAATTAATATCCTCGTTATAAAGAAAGTCTTTTAATGTGTCATAAGGAACAGTATCTTTTTCTAGGGAAATAACCTCCGCTTCAATACCATGTTGTTCACAAATGTTTAAAAATAGTTTAGAGTTCCAACCGTCTGCTGTAATTTTAACAATAGGAAACTTCAGTTTTTTAAACAATATATCAATAACAAAATTAAGAATACTCGTTAAATCAATTTCTTTAGGGCCCTCATCATCAGCTAGGGGAGAACGTATCTGAAGCATTAAATCAATATAAATTTTTGTTTTATCTAAAACTCTATAAGTATGCCCTAATGTTATACCCGCACAGTCAACCACACCACGAGAAAGGTCAAGATGAACATAATATTGGGCATTTGCATGACGTTCTCGCTCTATTTGAATTCTTCTCTCAAGTTCTTCCGAAGGATTCTGTTCATACTGTTTCGTCATCTGTACGGTTTCATAAGTCATATAAGGTTTAAACCAAGGTTCCAATTCTTCTGAAAGAATATCCCGTGTCCAAACCCTATCATATTCAGAACCTTCCTCAGGGGTAAAAATAATAGGTGAGGGTCTCTCCATATTGATACAGTCTGTTATCTTATTCGCCTTTTTAATAAAATTATTTGACCTAAATTTAGGAATCTTACATTCATACATTAGCATAGCCGAAGCAGGGTCTTCATCATACTCTTCTTGATAGGTAGATTTTTTAACAGTGTACTTTTTTAATTCTTCTGGACAGTCCTCAATACTTCTAACATCCCAGGTGGCTGCTCTATCAAAATAAGTTTTTTCAGCTCCGGCCTCAGCCTTATCTATCAAATAAGCCATATAATCATTACTGGAAGTTAAATAAGAGATAAAAAACAATTTATACAATTTTGGACAACGGGTTCTCGCAGAAGTTTTAATATGTTTATGAATTTCTAAAGCTTTATCAAAACGGAAGGCTCCTATTTCATCAAAGACCGCAAAGATAACATTCTTTCCCTCTGCTTTAAATTCTTTTGAATTGAGTGACCAACAACGAATATTTTTAGGGAATAGAATACCATCTTTTAAAATAGCCTTATCTAAGTCCATTCCCAGGTTTTCAAAAAAGTTTAAACCTGTAACGGGGTCAATAGCATCCCTGATTTTACGAGTAAACTTTTCGAAGAACACACTCTTGGCTTGTGCAGCATCAAAAGAAACATTTACAATATCAATCGGTTCGCCTGATTTTATACCTAAATATTCTGAGGGGTCATTTAAACAGGAAAGCCAATAAGCAATATAAGCGAGAAGATTAGCAATTGACAAATCTTTGCCCCCCCCTTTACCCCAAGCCAAGACCCATTCATTTTTTGTCATATTAAGGTCTTGCCAATTATTAACGAATACAGCATCAATTGCTTTTTGTTGTCTAGGAAATAATGGTGTATTTAACCAATCCCTAAAAAAGACAGACGGAGAGACAGGCTGAATAGCAAATTTAGAAGTCTTTACTTTATTGACTCCTGCTGCGTCAGTCCAAAAATCATTCCAAATTTCTTTTAATTCTTCAGCCATTATCTATCCCCTAATTATAAACTTACATCATCTAAATTTATAGGTTCTTCTAGTTTTGGCATTTCCTCGGATGGGCTTGGAGGTAAGGGCCCATTAAGCTCCTTAGCCTGTTCCTCTGTAATTTTTTCCATAGGTTTATTAATATCCTCTGGATTCTTTTCCATAATTGTCCCCTCAACAATGTCTTCGGCCTTTAATGCTTGAATATCCACAACTCGAAGCCGTCTAAAAGCATAATCTCGCTTATCCTCTGGGATTAAATCCATAATAATACCTTTAAAAATTTCCATAACACTTCGCATGACCTCTACTGAAATATAATTTTTATCAATTAATTGTTGCGGATTAAACAAACCGAGTAATTTAGACTCTTTGTCTACACGGTCTAGAATAGCTTTAAGCGTGTCAATACGAGAATTAATTAAATTAGAGAGTCTAGGGGGTCTATCAATAAAATCAACTGTTTTACGGGCCTTTCTAATAAGAATAGAGTCATTCGTGGTCTCGGCTTCTTTAAGAGCTGCTTTAGCCTGTTCTACAGATTTCTCCCAATTAGCCATGATATGTTTATGCTCTTCTACCTTGGCCTGTAATTCTTTATAAACATCCCAATATTCATTTTTAATCAAGTTTACTTCATCCAATAATTGTTCAACCTTTGCGAATTGTTTTTCGGCCAAGTATGGATTATTAATAACCAATTTGGTATAATAGGCTTGAATATGATGAACGTCACCTTCAATGGTTGGATAGCTGACCTCTAACGCTTTAGAAATAGCGCCAATAGTCTTCCCTTTAAGATATAAGTCTTTGACCTTTTCTCTACGTTCAACGATTTCTTGCTTTGATGGTCTTCCACCGACGTGCTTCATAATGAATTAACCTCCGAATAGTTTTTTTACAATCAATAAAACCCTGTAAATATTGTGGATTCATTGCACTTGTTTTAGACGCGCCTGTAGGGATAATTTCACATTCTAAAATTCTATAAAGAACCAAAACTCTGCCTAAATCAATTAAGGCATCAATTGTTGCTGCTCGTTGACGCACATTTAAACCTAACCTATTAGATAATTCCTGAAAAGTGCAATTTGATAAATAGCCGGATAAAAGATTTAATTGTTGCGGGTTTAAAAACTTAATTAAATCCTCTGGCAATTGCTTAGTCATAAAGTCAGATTTTTTCATTCCCGCCTTATTTTTTTATACCTAGGTTATTACGAATTACGAGTTCTTTTGATATGTCTGAGAGAATAGCCTTTTCCATTACCACCCTTTTATATTTATTTAACAGAGTACTTTTAAAAAGAATGAACCATCTATTTTTATCTGCTGGTTTTTTAATTTTCGTTGGCTGTTTTAAATTTTCAAAATATACCACTGCGAGGTCTTGCATAAGGTCTTCTTTACTCTGTACAGAGTTGTGCATTGAGTGGGAAAAAACTCCCGCCAAATAATTCATAATTTCAAGAATTTCCTCTGGTATATCTTTTTGTTTTCGCATATGTTTCTCCTACATTAAACGTGTTCTGGGGAGATAGAACTAGTTCCAATCCTGTCTATGCCCATGTTGATTAAAAATTTTACCTGTTCTTCTGTTCTAATACCACCTGAAGCTTTTAACTTTAGCTTAGGCAAACCCATATCAGCCTGTAATATTTGTAGATGCTGTAAATGAACCACTAAAGAATTAAAATCTTGTTTTAATAAACCTGTGTTTGTTTTAAAATAGTCTACGCCGGAATCAACCAATAGACTATAAATTTCATAAACATTAACCCTGTTTTGAAAAATTGTACCTAGTTCACAGATTACCTTTACAGGCCTTTCATATCTTTTTTTAATACTGCTTAGAAACTTATAGATTTTTGTAAATTTTCCCTGAGCATACCATAGCATAGGAAATACGAGGTCAAGTTCATCAGCTAAACCACTATTTATTAAACGCTCTATATCTGCCAGTTCTTTTGAATTGTATAAGCCTAGATACAATTGCAAACGGGGGTCTTGCTTTGGTTTAGAAAATAAACTAAAACTTTGTATAGGTGGAAAACCTTTAACAGTAATTAATTTTAAATCAGGTCTTTTATATTTAGCAGCAACGCCTAAATCACTTGACTGTAAACAAACACCAAGGTAACCCTTTGCATTAGCTGTTTCAACAAAAGCTCTAATTTCCTTTGAAGATGGCGATTTTAAATTTGTCAATTCAATATGTTTGCTATAGTCCATTAAAAGTCCTTTGCTATTAGATTCATACCGATATTAAAAAATTTAACACCTAGAGAAACAACACAAATTGTAATACAAACAGGGATAAAAATAAGAGTCAATAACATTGACCCACAAATCATACTTAAACCGCCACAAATTCTAGGAATCATTTCTCAATCCTTAGTATAAGTATACCATAAAATAGATACGCTGTCAATCATTATTTTCAATTTCTTTTCGAAAATCTTTTTTAGCCTGTTCCCGTCTATACTTTTTATCAGAATCCTTAATACGAGTTTTGGGATTAATACTCCAAGATTTTCTTAATCGTTTATAAGTTTCATATCGGCTTAATAATATTTTTTTCTTTTTCTTTCCCATAATACGCTACTTTTCCAATGGCCAAGCTACGTATTGATAAACAATGGTATAGTTATTACTTAGTATCAAATATCTATACATAGTTTGAGTAGTAACCTCTGAGTGAGTTAATGCTCCGAATTTTTCTCCAAAGGCTTTTTCATACCAAGCAGCCACCCTATTTACACATATCTCCTGGCCTGGCCATTGAATAAACATTCCAAATAAAGGTATACCTGTAAGCCATGTTAAGAATTTACCAAAAGCGTTTAGGACATCCCAACCCTTTCTCATATCCGCAACCGCAATAGCTAGTAATTTTTCCCTATCTGCTAGAGTTAAATTCTTGCGTCTAAAAATTATCTGAACAGTATTCTTATTCCAGTCATCTTCCTGAACTTTGGTTTGTTGTTCTATGATTCGAGTTGTAGTGGTATAGTTATAGTTTATAGCAGAAATCATCGCCACATGATAATAGGGAACCCACTGCTGAGTCTTCCAAACTGCTCGCCAAAGATATTGCCATACAGTCGGAGCAGCCATAAAAAATTTAACGATTTTTGCACCCGTCTTCTGTGAATCCTCTAGAATAATATCACCGACTTCTGGAAAATAATCTCCAACAGAATATTGCATAAATGTTATCTCCTTTAATAAAGTATACTTTTAAACTTATTTTGATAATGTTCGTGCCACTCTATAAGCAATAATCCATAGACCAAAGAATTAGGCAAAAACTTTTTAAAGAATATTAAATTGTCATAACCATGAATTTTAGCTAATGCTGCACCAACTGCTGCACTTCTACTTATTCCGGCTTCACAATTTATTACAAAGGTATCTACTTGATGAGCATACTTAATAAAAAAATCTAGAATCTCCTTTGCATGTTTCTTATTAAATACTACATCTTCATCAATTCCTATGGCCGAATGTTCTCGGTCTACATCCCAGAAGTCTAGATAAAGCGCATCTAAACGTGTTAAATTTGGATATAGGGTAGCTTTCTCAGTCTTTGGGTCACGAATTGATATACAGACATGTGGAAGCTCTACCTTATAACGCTCTGCGCCCTCTCGACTAAGAATTAAAAAATGATTTTCTCTAAATTGTTCAGACATTGGTATCGTATTAGTAGGTCGTTAATAAATTTAGTTTAAAATTCCAGGTTTCTTTTCGTTTTTCATTGCAGCCGAAAAAGTGTTGTTCTGGAATAGAGTATGTTTTGAATTTTGTCCAAGCATATTCATCTCTAAAAATCCAACAACCATTCTGCTTAACAAGTACCTTATCAGAAACTCTTTTTTCTGCAAGCTCATGGATATGACCAAAGTGCATAACATCAAAATTACCTACATTGATGCACATATCCTTAATTTGTTGACGAATAGCTGTCTCTGAATAACCCCTTAATTGATGACCATGTTCTATTAAATGTCGCCAAGGGCCTACTTGATGGATATAACGACCAGTATCAGGTACAATTACTTTAATTCGTTTATTGGTTTCGAATTGTTTCTGCCAACAGCGGTAAATATGATATTCAAAATTATTTGGAATCGGTTCCATATAGTGTTGAGGATTACTTCGTCCATGATTTCCAGTAACACATACAATCTCAATTTCTTCATAAACAGTTAAGAGCTGATTAAAAAATTGTGCAAATAAACCGACAGCATCCCACATTTGTAGTCCAACACATTTTTCAATTTCAAAAACCTGTTCAGGAAAGATGCGGTCATTCGTAATAATATCGCCAAGAACAAAGATAACCAATTTTCTTAAACGGTATGACGGTGAAAGAAGACCATGAATTTCTCGTATACTTGTCAATAGTGCAGAAAGTTCCCGTAAAAAAATCTCTTGGTTATAGGTAACGATGCGTTTACCCTGTTTTTCATCATAGCTGCTATTAATCATCCCAATGTGAACATCAGATAAGTCTAAAATTGAAATTTCTTCTCGTTTTCCTTTTCCTTTTATGGGTTTAAAGTTTGGAAATGTTATAGGTTTAAAACCATCATATAAGCGTTTACCTAAAGAAGAGGCCAATTCATCCACATCTCCTTTAGTTAATTTTTTGGTTCCTTCAATAAGCGCCTCTTGACCTTCTTGACGAGTAAAACCATAACGACGGATAGCATGTTCAATAGTACTCTCCGTAGTTTTCATTTTTTCTGCAATTCTCCCATAGCTAAAGGATGAATTTTCCAGGAAGGTTTTTAAAAGTGCTTTTTTATCCTCTGTCCATTTAAAGTCGCTCATTAATGTGCCCCTTTTGTTAGCTATTTATTATTTTCCAACAAATTCAGAATCAAAAGCAATCTTTTGACCTTGCGGTGTTTTGAATATCAAATAATAGCGTGTTTTTTTCCACGTTCCTGTTCCCTTACAAGCCGGACAAGAGGTTGAAACTAATTTTCCTGTTCCCCAACATTCTGTGCAAGGATAACAACGTGAGTTATCTAATACCTGTATATTTTTCATAAAGCCCTTTCTAATTGTTTAACAATCTAAAGCTGTAACAGCATTGCCGGATTCTTTACACCAAATTATCCAATCTAAATGTGCAACAGTTAAACCTAAAAATATGCTCCAATGTCTAAAATATTTTTCCAACTCTAAATACTTTTTTGGGCTGGTGGGTAAAAAGGTTCTCTTACCTTGAGGCATATAATACTCTCTATATTTTAAAATATGTACATCTATAATGGCTAAATCTGTTATCCCAATATTCCTTAAAAAATGGCTTGCTGCTTTGTAGCCTAAACCTGGAACTCTTGAACTTAATTCTTGACGCAAAGTGGTAGAATCTAAGACAGAATAATTAATACGTAACCACCGAATAATAGCTTTTGATTCTCGTTTAAAATTAATGACTCGACTTACTTTTTGTTTTGGAAAACGCACATAAGACCGTAATAAATTATAAAGAGTAAGGTCATCAATCGAGACATTAGCATAGTTTGAGTTTTTTAGAATGTGTACTCCGTGAACAGCCCGTCTTGCATTTCCAGCAGGGACTAATAAACAAAAAATTAAACTATAAAATAAGGCTTCATCCGAATAGTTGGCTAAGTCAAATATACTTTCGCAATGGTCTACCGCTTCTTCTTTATTCTCTTGAATATATAATTTTAAGTCTTCTAGTTTGCTCATAGTTTTTTTGCAATTCTATTTGGTATAAGACTATTCCAAAAATAGTATAATAATGAAGGTCTTTTGAATCCCACTTGATGTCTATGTTTATATGGATAATATAAATAAATACAAACAAAAAGTTCGAACATACATGCAAGAGCCAAAACACTACTAAACAGAATATAGCCGTCACGAATAACAAGTGCATATGCCATTCTTACAAGGTCATTTAAAATTGCGACGTTAATGAATTTCCGTGAATGGCCACGAGCTGATTTTACTTGGCGTATCTTCTGTGCGTTCCATCTGTATTTTATTGAATCAAATACACTTGTCAGAATAAATAGCCAACCTAGTAAATCTTTCCAGTCCATTTTTATCTCCTTACTATAAGTATAGCATATTTAGGTTACTTTGTCAACTCAAGTTCCTTTAATTGCAATAGGTTCTGAAATAATTGTGTCAACAAAGAAAAAATCTTACGATAGGTCAATTCATCTTGAGGACTATTGATATAGAGCTCCCAGTTTGTTTTTGAATTTCTTGGTATTAAAAGTACGCCAGAAGAATATCCTGTTTTTCCTGTACGTGTTTCATACATATCTCGATAGATACAAGATTGAATTTTATGCGAAAGTCTAATTTTTTTAGACGTTTTTATATCTAAAACAATAGGCATATTAAAACAACTTCCCACTAAGTCAAGTGTTCCGGCTGTCTGCTTATCCTGGGCCTCATCCCACACCTGTACTTCCACCGCATCAGATTTATAACATTTTTGTTTTTCAAACTCTTTAAAGCGGACGAGAGCATCATTAGTCGAGTCTTTACCTTTATCTAAATAGTCTTCTACTAAATTATGAATATCTGTACCCTCTTGGGCGAGAAGGTCTAATAATTTCTTATGAAAAACATAACCCTCAGATACAGCATCTTGCCCAAGATTACCACGACCTATTAAAAATTTAATTGTTTGCATAACAGCCCATAAAATAATTTTCGGCTTTGGTAGAATAGATAAAACTGTTGTTACGGAGGGCAATTCCTTACCAGTTGGCAATTTATAAAACCTGTATGAGCCCCGTTGAATTTTTTCTAATTTTTGATTCACTTAGATACCTTTTTAGTAATCTCATCCAACTTTAAAACACCGATTTGTCTCTCAAGGTCTTTACGATAATGCTCTAAGTCTATAATAATACGAGTAAACTTTCGTACCATCGCCTCCTCTGCCAACTTTAAAGCTTTGCGTTTCTTGGCAATATCCACCACCTTTCCCCTACTAGCTTCGGTTAACAGCTCATCAACCTGGGCCGTATAGGGAGTTAGGAGTATATGCCAAAATTCATGGATAACCGAATCTTTTAACACCCGTAAAGTTGAGTGCATGGTATCATTAACGTAAACAGTGAATTCTTTAGCTTTATAATCGTACACCACCTCAGCAAAAAGCCCTTTACCATGCCGGAGTTCTAATCGAATTTTCCAAGATTTATTTATTCTAAGTTTTGACTTATAGTCTAAAAAAATCTCGCCTAATACTTTTTTAAAAAATTCAATATTGTGGTGTTGTTTTTTCATTGGAACCTTTTCTTTAGGCTGGTGTTATTGCTACAAGTTTATTATGACTAAAATCAGATTTTTTTATGTACGCATTTAGTTGTGGTAAAGAAGGAATCTGATTAACATAGTTAACTAATTGGTCATCGTAATCCTCATTATTCAGGATAGCATCAATAACAACCCTACAAGCATTAGACTTGCTATCTAAAGATAATTCAGTTTCCCCTAAATATTTGCGTTTAGAGAAATCATATTCTTCTTGTGTAACAGGACGAGTCAATTCCTGTTGAATAAGATTTTGGGCTTGTTTAATCTTATCTGCATTAAGTGCAGCATAAACCCAATATTGAACTGTACCACAACTAAATGCCTGTGCATAAAAACGACAGGTATAGACTAAATGGTTCTCTTCTCTAACTGTTTGGAAAAGACGGCCCTGGAAACCACTTAAAACGGTATGCAGTAAGTTTAAATTTTGATTATCCTCTGCACCAGTTTTATGTAACAGACCCGTCATAACCATATTAGCTTGATTAATACCTTTACGGGTAACAATATGGTCAGTCGTAGAAAAATCTAAAGACTCCTTATTAAATCTACAAGGCAGAATTATTTTATTACGTGCCTCATCTACCGCACCAATTTCTAGCTGCACTCCTCTTTTGTAATTCTGTTCATAATACTTTGCCAGTGTATCTCGTGTGATATTTGCCAGAGTTTCCCGAGTACCAATAATAGGAATTCGTAAACCAGACCCTTCATTATACATTACTCTTTGAGCTTCTGCAAACACATCAGATTGTGGATTATCCTCATACATTTGAAGCTCTTGAATAATAACTTCTCTTTCTTTATCTATCTCTTCCACAGGAAAAATAGCATTTTGTACCATATCATCAATTATATCTCTGGCAACCATTCTGTATTTTCCACTAATGGTCATATAATAAAATGTATGTTCTTCGCTAGTCCAAGCATTAAATTGAGCCCCATACTGCTCGGCGGTTCTGGTGATTTCATTCTTAGTTCTGTTTTTAGTTCCTTTAAACAACGAATGTTCAACAAAGTGTGAGACCCCTTTAATATTATCTGCCTCATCCCGTGACCCCACAGGAATTAGAGTACCTACGATAACAGCCTTATCGCCCATCTTAATTTTTATCTCTGGCATAATTTTTCCTTTCATTAAAATATTTAAGCTACCACTCTTATATAACCATAATCAGCACAAACTTCAAAACCTTGTGACGTTCTCCATAAATTTGATAATCGTTGATGTTTTTTAATTAACTGTAAAGTTGAAACTAATTTAGCTCTAGTACGGCCATTGACATAGCAAATTTGCTCTCCCCTAAAGTAAGTTGCAGGACAACCATCAATGGTATGTAAATAGCGAACCCTATTTTTATTTTTCATGGTTTACCCTTAATTAAAGTTCAATGTAATTCAAATTTGGTTGTGTTTTAAGAATATCTTTATGGGTAACTAAAAAAACCTGTTTTAAATAGCCCATTTCAATAAAATTATTAAACAAGTCTAAAATCTTGATAGCATTAGAATCATCTAACTTTTCAAACGACTCATCAAAGAGCATAAAATCAATAGAAGTTTTACAAAGTTGTTTATAAATTACCATGATGCCTAATCTAAAGCATAAATTAACTACTGCTCGTTCTGAGCCGGACAAATCTGACATTTCCTGAGTGGTTTCATTCTTATGAATCAGAGGCTTAAAATCGGGCTGATTTGATTCAGGCTTTTCAGTTCTAATAGTGATTCGCATATCAGGAAAAATAGTCTGTAATAAATTATTAGTTGTCTCTGTAATAACAGGAATATAAACTTGTAATAGATATGCTGGAAATCCTTTTGGGTTAAGGATAGGTAATACTTTGGCTAGGTCATCAATTCTCTGTTGATTTTTTCTTACCATACTTGTTCTAGCCTGTTCCTGTAGTCTAGCAAGTAATTGATGGCCTTTAGTAAGATGATTCTCGATGATAGAAAGTTGTTTATTTATACGTTCTTGTTTTTGTTTAACTTCGGAATCTTTCTGAACTAGAATAATATTTAATTTTTCAATTTTTTCCTGGGTCTTTTCAACCTCTGCGTAAACAGTTTGTTTATAAGTGGTGTCAATTTTTTGGCCACAGGCTGCACATTGTTGTTGATTAACTTGTGCTAGCCTTTTTTTTGCTGCCATAATATTTGCATTGAGTTCACCTCGTTTAGTTGCTAAGGTAAAACTAGCTTGCGATAACCTATTACTAATAATATCTAACTCAGCTTTAGAGACTGTCTGAGTATTCAAATATTTATTTATTTTATCACAGCGGGTTTTAATATGTTGAAGATTAAATTTTTTTGTTTCTTGTTCAACTGCCTGAAGTCCACGATATTCAGCATTTAAACTTTCATATTTCTTGGAATATCTGTCCAGCTTAAATAGAGAAATTAAAAATTTTCTTAAATAGGTGGCATCAAATAAACTATTCTGTTCATGGGAAGAGATATAAAAAATACTCAAAAATTCTGAATAGTCAACATTCAAGTCCGTCTCTAATGCCAGTTTGGTTGTCTGAGTTAAGAGTGATTGTAAATTTGTTCTCTTTCGAGTAACCTTATATTTATCTGTTACAAGCTGTACTTCTGCTTCAGTAGCATCAAAATTAATAATTTTTTCTAGCTTTGAATTCTGGGTCTTACCAAAAAAGGCGTAACAAATAGCCTCCATGATATGCGTTTTACCTTGTCTGTTTGCACCAATAATACAATTAATCCCCTGCATAAATTTAGCATGAAAATTTCTATGAATACCAAAAGTTTTTAAAGTTACTTCTAAAATCATATAGATACACCCTTAGAACGAAGTTTTTTTAATATTTTTGCCCTTACTTTGACATATATATCATCTCTTGCAGTTTCTTTCTCAGAAGCTCGCCAGTCATACTTAATCCATGCAAGAGATTCTTCAAAATCTTCTATCTGTTTCCGTAACACTAAAGTAGTGAGAGCCCACATCTGAGCATCATATTCTGCCTCTATTAAGGTCTGTCCATCCCTATCCCTTACAATATGTCCCATTTCATGCCAGATTAAGGCAACACAATTTAATTGGTCTTGTCTTATGTGAATAATTTTACGACTATTATAAGTTGTTGCTCCATACCCACCATGAATGAATTTTTTAACATAAACCTTATAGTGCTGGCCTGTGGCACTGAGGATGAGCTGTTCTAGTTTTTTAGACCGTTTTTGCATTAATTAACCCCGCTAAAGATAACACAAAAGCATCGGCTAAATTGTCATCTTCAATTGTTAAATCTAGTTTATCCTCTAAAAAATTTTTTACTTGGTCTTTAACCTGTAATGGTTTTCTATCCCAGACCTTTTTTCTAGTGACATCCTGTCCATCATCTATGAGTTGAAATGTAAATTTGCCCCTATCTTGCTCAAAGCCTATTCTGCGCCTTGCTGTATCTGGGCCTATAGGGTCTGGAATATTCTTAGTCCATTTCATAAAAGTTACAAAAGACATTGTTGCAAATTTTGCTAATACTTTAGTAGTCCAAACATTCAGGCCAAACCAGCAGTCCTCGATTATTACAATCTTTTCTACAGCATCATAACATGAAGTGTTGTTTAAGCGATTAACAAATACCGCAGCTTGCTTATAATAATCTAGTAATCTTTGATGTAGATTACCTTTACCCGTACCTTTAATATCAATTAAAAATAACTCATCCATATAGAGTTTAGTTGTATCGGTTCTCAATAGACATAGACCTGTACGTTTTTGTGCTATGTCCACCCCTAAAGAGGCAAAATTAGGTTTTAGTTCTACATTAAGTATATCACAAATTTCAGATAAGTCAATAGTAAAGTTAATTGGCTCTACTATTACATCTTTCGGTGCTGCTTTTTTCTTATTGATTTTTTTAGTCATTTTTTAGCCTTTAATAGTTTATGTCACACTAAGGTGTCACAGTAAACAGGTTAAAGTTCTATAGAAACACCAACTTGATATTCTGTTTCTATAACATCACCATCGCATCCCATACGTTTAACTGCTCTAGGTTCCATAATAATTCCACTAATGACAAGACCTGTTTCAGTATTAAATAAATTAATACGATTCCTTAAATCAACCTTTAACTTCTCAATTTCTATTGGCAACTGTGTTGTTTCCATAAAACCCCCTTTATAATTCTTTTTGAACTAATTTAAAATCCACATTTTTAAGAGAACAATATTTTTTTAAAAGCACTTCCTGGTCAAGACTTTCTGGTATATCCACTTTAATTTCTTTAATTTCAATTTGTTGTTGATAATACTCAATGTGAAACTTATCTTGAATTTTTTTAATCGTTTGATGAATATTACTTAGAGATGCACTATCTGTGTTAACTGTTATCTTTAAGTCTATATCTGTAATATTAGCTTGTTGTAATTCCCGTAAACCAGAACCTTTGACCATACCATTACGACCTACTAAATGAATCTCATACATCGGCCTAGACACAATGTTAAGCCATTCAATTCCAGTACTATGAAGCAAAGCAATTCTTTTCTGGTCATTTATTTGGTCAAAGGCTGTTTTATAGACTGACCCAACATAGTTCACATTTTTAAAAGAACACTTAGGGGAATGAATGTGTCCAAGAATATACGTTTTGTTGGGGTCAACAACTCGTTCACTCTTAGATTCAAACCCATTAATATATTTTGTACCTTTTACTTCATAATGACCTAAAACATAATTATTAATTTCAAGCTCTGTATATTGTTTAAAATCTGGGCATAGGTTTATCCAATCCTGTTCATAAATCTCTCCGGCTTCAAAAGTGTGGCGACCATTACCCACGAGAAAGTTAATTTCAGTTGTATGCTGACGCAATTTCAAAATAAATTGGGCTAAGGAAATACGTTCTTTGGTGGTAGGCTTTTTATCAAATAAATCCCCTAATAAAATTATTTTTTTAAATTGTTTGTCTTTAATAGAATCTAAAATAGATTCCTTTGCTTCGTATAGCGCCCTCGTTCTATGTTCACTCTCATGTATATCTCCAATTACAAGGGCATCAAATATTTTTCTATTCATTTTGAGACCTCCGGCAAAACTTACAAATAAAAGCTCCCTGTGCGTGATGTCTAAATTTATTGTGTTCTGCTGCTGATGGAAATAACATTAAATTTTCACTTGACATCTTTATTATTGCCTGATTTTAGTTCAAGTTTTGTTATCATTTTTAACCACGCCAGAATATAAGTGCGTTAACCACCAAACAACCAAATCCGATTAGTTTTTCTCTGAGAGTCGGGCCGGAAAGAGACATATAACCAAAACCCATAAGCATGAAAATATACATTATTTTATACATCATTCACGCTTTTCCGTTGCTTTACATACAACATAATAATGAGGTAGGTCTAGGATTAGAATAGCATGTTCTTTACCCATTGTGAGTGTATCACTAATGAGTTTTTTTAGCATTGTTTCAGTAATATGAATACTCTTTTTATCTGTACTCTTATTATCAAATAAACAATCTTGAGAACTAAAATCTCCCTTAAATCCCGCTAAAGCCCCACTTGCTAAATGTTTAAAAACTTTAGCTTCTCGTTTATTGGCTTTACTCTTAATAGAATCAGGTTTAGTAAAATAATCAGGTAGTGCCATTTTTATCCTTAGTATTAAGTTCTGTATATGGGTCAAGTGCATTTGGATATTTTTCAATAATTTCCGCTGCTTTCTTATTTAATTCTTGCACCCAGCCCGCTTTAATTTTTGGTGGTCTATCATCAGCCCAATTTCCAATTAGCATACTATCTCTTAAAACTGCCAAACAAGCAGCAGCTTTAACAATATGGCTTAAACCTGAATCTGGGTCAATATCTTCGCCCTCCCACCAAGCAGTTAAATGCCTTAGACAGGCATCATAATAAACACTAGCTCTTACACCAATTGCCCTATAATTATGTCTTCCGTATTTGCGTCCCCCCTCCAACATAGCTAGTCCAATTTCAGCAATAATATGACTAGGAACAGTTGAAAAAGGAACTTTTTTTGTCCCCACAGCATCCTTTGGATTACTCTCTTTTATTCTTTGATTCTTTGATTCCATAAAAACCCCTTAATTAAAATTTAAGTATTATTGTTGGCCTCGGATAATTTTATATTTCCTTTGTTTTTTAGGTGTAGTCTTTACAGGTAATCTAAAGGAGGCCTCCAAAGATTGCGTAAGTTCGGCAAGTTTTTTCTTTTTTAAGGTAAAAATTTTATGAATTAATTCAACACAACCAGAATCAATCTCATATGTTGTTCTGGGATTAATTGTAGCCCCTGGCTGCCCTGTTCCAAAATCCTTTTCTTCTACAAGTAATAAAATATGGCGTTCCCCTTTAAGTGGTAAATTACATAAATCACAATAGTTAACTTGCAATTTAAACCTCCTTTTTGACTTCTTTTAATAAATATTTAGTCTTTAAAAAATCAATTAATTCTGTATCGGTTGCAAAAAATCCTCCCTTAGATGCAAAAACAGCATGACAAAAACTTCCAGGATAATCCGTGCGTGGCATAGTCTGTAAAACATATACAGGAATATTATGCTCTAAAGCAATTCCAGTTTCAAAGAAAGTACCGCAAGGTGAATCATTTTTTTCCATACGAGCAATTAAAAAGGTGGAATTGATTACATAATCCACATCACCCATAACTTTAAAAAGTTTAGCCTGTCCTTGAGCCGTTCTTTCAATATAGGTTTTTCCTTTCCAGATAAGATTTGCATATTCTTCAACTAATTCATTATTACCTGAAGCAAGCCAGCCTTTAATTTTAGCATGAAGGGTTTCTGCTTCCATGCCAGTCTTAGATTGCTCCTCGAGCGTAGGGTCAAAAATATATATAGGATTTCCTTTAGCATCCCTTAGTAAATTAAGTTTTTCGGATATAGCTGTACGCCAACCTCTACCGCCATCTTTTTTGGCTACACTCTCCATCGGCCCAACCAGGTATGTCTTATACCAATCATTAATTATCATAAACAGCTCCGGCAATAGATTTATACAGGGTTTGTAACCACTTTTCTTTAATTAACTGGTCTTCTGAATAAACAATGACAGAGGCCTTACGCATAAAAGGATGTGTTTCAAATATTCTTTTACGGTGTTTTGGAACAATTAGTATAACAGGTTTTTGTAAGTACAAGGCCCAAGCAACTTCACAAATTGTCCCAAGATTTTCTCTACGGGTTCTAATCTTATCTAGAAGTGTATAATAAGCCTTTTCGTAATCAAAAGGGGGTCTATCATCTACAGTATAAGCTGCCTTTACAGGCTCATAATCAAGATAATCTTCTATGCCAATTTCAAAAAAATCATCCATATTGGCTACAATTACGTCAGCCTTTTGAATACTTAATAAATCTTTATCATATATCAAATTTGGTGGTATTGATGATGTTAGGCCCTGCGTATCAACACTGGAAGACTCACCAGAATTTAATGGACATAAAAAAGCAATAGGATAACTTTTAACTTTATTACCCTCGCTAGAATAATTTTTGTAATGATTAACTAATTTTTTACGCCACGCCAAACAATTATTAATTTTATCTCCACTAATCCTGCCAGCTAAATAACAATATAGAATTGGTAAATCTATTCCCTCAGATTTTGCATAGTTAATATTCGGATTTCTCATTATTTACCTTTCGGAGTTAAAAAAGCCTCTTTAAAATTATTAATCTTCGGGTGTTCTGCTAATTCTATTTCGGATAAAGTTCCAGACCACAAACAATTTCTCCAAGTACAAAAATAAATTCTCTTAAACTTAGCATATTCTATACTATAACTATGACAATCAGGACATCTTAGTTCTTTATTTACCACATTCATAGTATGTCACATTCTCTAAAGATAATAGTGGACTTTTATAGTCCCTATAGTTATAATCATTGCTATATCTAAGACATGATGTTAACATCGGAAGTACAAAAATTAAAATAAATATTCTATACTTCATTAATCCTCGTCCTTTATCTTGAGCTGCAAGCGTATCTTAGCAATAGTTTTCATTACCTCAACATCTTGACTATGCTGAACTTCTAAAGCATCCAATAAATTATCTACGGCCTTAACATATGCAGGGTCTTCTACCTCTACACCATTAACAACCACTTTAGGAATACTTGATTTAAAATTTGATATTGCTTTAACTGTACTTGTAAGAGCTGTTTTAGCTGCATTAAATGTTCCACCAATTAACCAACCAATAACCCCAGGGAATAAAAATATAACCGCAATAACAACCCAGAACCAAATACCAATTAGGTTTCTAAAAAAGTTTAGTATTTTTTCTTTCCAAGTATACTCCCGTTCCACTTGCTTAAAATTCTGCTCATAGTTTTTATAACCCCGTTCACAAGCTACTATATCGCCAGCTTCCGATACCTGATAAGCACCTGCACAAGATTCTTGCTTTAAAGACTTTTCTGTTTGGGTCGGAGTTACTCCTGCTTTGTCCCAGGTGATTCTCGGTAGAAGGGAACACCCAGAAAACATTAATGTCATACAAATTAAACTTAATAGAATAAACCATTTTCTCATTTTACGTCCTCCTTTAAAATTTCACCTATTGCCAATTCTTTGATTAAAAAATCTTGTTCTGAAACTAATTTATTTAACCTATTTGAAAATTTTGCTAACAGTTTATAAAGTCTTCGTCCCTTTACTTTACCAATAATATTATACCATTGTTCTTTTGGAATACTTTTAAGTTGTTCTTGCAATTCGGTTACTCTAAGTACTAGTTTATTAATTTCTATAGAATCACTTTGTAGTCTTTTAAGGAGTTTATCTAAGCAAACTTCCATTTTAATCCTTTCACTGCTTTTTTTCTGCCTGTAAAAAAAATCTCTTTTTACGTCTTCCTTTATGGTGTACTTTCAAAATAAGTTTTTCAATCTTAGGTTCTAATTTCAGAGAAATATAATCACCTATGCTACAGCCTATAATATATGCAATACCCAATGGAATATTTTGTTGTAGATTATCAATCAAGGCAGAAATAACAAAGAGCCAAATAATTCCTCTAATGAGGTCTATAAAAGCACAAACCAAATCGTAATTTTTGGCTGCGGTTTTATAATAACCCATCGCTGCACAATTTTCTATGATACCCAACACAAAGTATATGAAATATGTCATTTATATCTCCAGATAAAACCACCTGTCATCCCTATATTGCCTGAGGCAGCATGAGAAATATTACTAATTTGCAAATTAAGACAATTAGCAGTTTCCATATGTGTCTGTCTGTATTGTTTTCTATGCAGACTTTCCTAATTCATTTCTTTACTCCTCTTCTGTGTAACTGATAATCTGTGACCTTGACCAATTTCCAACGTCTATTAGTCCTTAAAATAGAACGTAAGGTTTTAATATCTTGTTTTGTCACAAAAAGATTATGTTTCTCTAAAAATGTCTTCAAAGATAAAAAAGAAACCCCGAGCTGTTCTAATTCTTTTAGCTCATTTTCAAGAACATCATATCCTGGGGTTTGCTTTTCAAACAAAGTTAACTCCTTTAATCTCGTTTATCTATTTTATATCTTTTATCTATCCTCTGTAAAAATTTTTCTGCTAATGCCCAGTTTTCTTTTTCTGACCTTTTCGGATTCTTCTCACTATACCTGTATGCCAACTTTTCTAAGGTTCGCTGTCGTAGGCCTTTGACCATGTAAACTCCTATTGTAAATAACCATTTAAAAATAAGCGTAATACTTTAGAATTCACACATACCGCATGTGTTAAATCTAGTGTATAAGAAAATTTATCCTGTGGAACTGCTGAAACAGCGTATACTAATCCCACTAAGTAACCATTTGCATCAATAACACCAGAACCAGAATTACCTGGAGCGGTTGCCACAGATATAATTAATTCATTTATTTGAGCTTCATAAAAACCAGCTACAACACCCTCAGCATATAAAAACGGTCTACCTAAATTGTGTCCCATAACATAAACACGATTTCCCCGTTGCGTATCTGCAATACCTTTAACTGGAATCTTGCCCTCAATATGACCAGATACTTTTATAATTTGAACATCATTATCATCAGTACTTCGTTTTACTGTCGTAATAGGATAGGTATTTTCTCCCTCTTGAACATAGCAAATATAACCATCTTTACATACATGACTATTTGTTACAATATAGGTTGAATCCTCTGTTTCTTTTATTACTACACCTGTTCCGAGCCACCCATTCTCTGAATCAACTTTTTCTTTCATCACAATAAATACAGTTATTTGATTTAAGTATTCATCAGAGGGTTTTTGATTAATTAATTGCAAACTCTTTTGTAAATCTACTTGAGAATTTTTTACCAGATTAACAATAGCCTGGTCTCGTGTCTTAGATGCTTTCTCTCTGGCAGTTGAAACATTGTCAAGAGTTTCGATTAATGAAATAACCTTTGATTGAATATAGATAACCTGTGTAAAGGATTCGGCAATAGCGGAATAAATTTGTGTCTGGCCCTGCTGTACTTTAACTACATCATTTTTGATATTTGTGATATAAACAGCAAAAAATAAAACAGTAAAAATAATACTACCATAATATATAACATTCAAGAGAAGGTTACCCACATTCCTAAGAATTTGTTTCATACTATGCCTATCCTTTCTTACCACAACCCTATTTATTAAAACCCTGAATCAATTTTATTTTAATTTCATCAAGCATCTCAGGTTTTGTTTTTATTGTCTCTAATAATGCTTTTTGTCCGCACTCTTTTATGTCACCATAAGAATAATAAGCTCCGGCTTTTTGAATTAAACCGAATTGAATAGCAAACGTAATCATAACCTTAGCGTTATTTAAACGTGGTGGGTCAAAATAGAGTTCGGTTATTCCTGAAACTAAAGGACTAGAGAATTTTGCTTTATCAATTGTAATTTTCATTTCTCGTCCCACAGGTTTATTATCTCTGGTTAATACTGCTCCCTTTTTAAATTTTATGATATAACTAGAATGGTGACGAATAGCATGACCGCCTGGAATAGTCTCAGGATTACCATAAACAATACCGACCTTTTCTCTTACGTGTGAAATTAATATAACAGTTGTCTGATTGTAGGCATTTGGGTCAGTTAGATTAGAAGGTTGTAGCCCAGAGGTTAATTTTTGGCATAATTTGGCGTTTAAACGGGCTTGCAGAGCCATTTGTTGTGCAAAGGCATCCTTATCCAAGGCTTCTTTAGGAACCCCTGCTGTAACGCTGTCAAAGATAACTAGACCCCATTTTCTACTACGTACAGCAACATCGGCTATATTAATAGCAGTTTCTAAATCGCCAGGTCTAGAAAGGTATAAATATTTTGTGTCATTACCGAGTTTAACGGCCCACTTTTTATCAAAATCTCCCTCAAGACCAATGTATAAAACAGGAATTTTTTGAGACGTAAACACAGAGGCAAGTAATAAAGATTGGAATGATTTACCACTAGACTCATCTCCAAAGAATAGTGTAATAGAACCTTTAGGTAATCCCCCATCTGTTAAAATATCCAATAAAAGATTTCTAGTAGAAACTTTCTCAGCATCACATATATCTTCAGCAGATGCTATAACACCAACACCAAATATCTTTTCCGATTCTTTTAACAGTTTATTAAATTCAGCCGTGTCCTCTTTTGAAGGGGTTGTTAATTTTTGAATATTATCAACAGAAGTTTCTTTATCTGTTTCAACAGAATCATCTGTAGGATTCTTAACAGTCTTGGAAATATCGGTTGGAATATTTTCAGAGGGTGCTTTTTCTTCTGAATCTTTAGGTGTTTTATTTTTAGTTGGTCTACCCCTAGGCATTGTTTACTCCTTATATTTTCGCTTAAACTTTTTGGTCTTTATATGTCCACATCGTCCAAGCCAGAAAGGTCAACATCATCCGGCCCTATATTTGAGATAGGAGAACTTGGGTCTTTCTTTACTGGTTCAGGTGTTTTAACAGTTTTAGGACTAACAGATTGTGTGCTAGGTTGTGTACCTTCAATTTGAGTCTTAAACCAAGCAAGGGTTTTTTTCGTACTCAATAAACATTCTCGATACAAATTGTCTAACTCAGACAAAGTTTTAAGGCCCTGTGCTTGTGCTAAATATATAGTAAAATCCTTAGCCCAGGCAGTATACATAGAAACAGGAATTTCTCCACCAAATCTATCACCGACTGCATAGGGTTGTGTTTTTGTCACTGGTGCAGAAGTAGCCGGAACACTTGGCTTAGGTTGTTCTGCATATTCTTTTTTTTGGTCTTTATCCAGCCATACCGCATTAGGAGTTCCACCTTTGCCTAAGGTACAGGTTTGACTTTTACATTTTAAATCAGGCCCTTTTGGGTTAGTTTTCTTAACACGATTATCCCACATGGCTGACCCGCAAGCACATATAAAACTTACTGTTCCATCTCCCTGTTTATTTGCACTAAAAGTTGCCTTTGACATTTTACTTTCCTCCTTGTTTAATAAATATTTTCTTAATTAAAGTATAACACATTTAAACTACTTTGTCAAGTGTTTATGTACCCAATCAAAAACTTCAACTACTACACCCCAGCTAACGAATAAAATAATTAAAAACAAAATATTTTTGGTTTCCTGAGCCATTAAATTACTTTCTGATAAGATAACAGGTAAGTCACGACCTCACATCTTCCTACTAGTGCAGGATGTTTTACATATAAACTACTGTTATCTATCTTGACCTCTGAAAATCTCTGATGTATTGGTCTTTCTAGTATCATATTTAAGCAACCTCGGCCCAGCTTTTGCCTACCTTCATCTCTATTGGTAATGGAATACTCATTTTCTTATATGGTGATGTCATATATTCTTCTATAATTTGTTTTGTTCTATCTAAGTGTGCATCTAAAACCTCAAAAATATTAGCATCGTGGATATTATGAATCCAAGTTGCATCTAACCCCTCTTCTCGTAACTTTCTACATGTTTTAGCCAATCCAAGAAAAGCAATTTCAGCAGCCCAACTTTGAACTTTAAAACTTTTACCCATTCTAATTATTTCTTCTTTTTCATTGGGTCTAGCTAATTCAATATCATTAAAAAATCTGTAAGTTCCAAAAGGGGTTCTTAATTTCTTTTCTCTAATAATCTCCTGTTCTATTTGTTGTAACCAAAACCAGCCTGTTTGACATAATCTAAAGAAAATAGTTTGAATAGCAGTTGCATCTTCTAAAGACCCACCATGTTCTCTAACAATACCTTCAGGGGTTCTGCCATACATAGAACCATAGACAATAGCCTTTACTCCTGTTCTTTTATCCCTTCCATCTTCATTTGTCTTATCTAAAAAATATGCTTCAGGTAAACGATAAAATTGACTTGCAATAAAAGCATGAATATCCCTACCAGAATTAATAAATTCAATACCCTTTGGGTCTTTTGATAGGTCAATCCAAACTCTAAATTCTACTTGGCATTGGTCAAAATAAATATAAGAATAACCTGGTGCAGCAATAAAGATTTCTTTTATTCTACTTTTTCTAGGAACATTTTGACAATTTCCTGTAATACAAACTTTTCCATTTCTTCTTATTATAATATTTTTATGTGGGACAGACACACAATAAACTAAAAAATCACCTTTAAAGTACTCTTTTTTAATATTTGTGGTTAATGAATAATTGTGTGTTGACACGTCTAACTGATAATTATTTTTTCCTGTTGCGGTTTTATAAATTCTTTGTTTGACTCTACGATTAGAGAGCGTATATAAAATTTGTATTAAATCAGAATTTTTTTTATTATTAGAACTATAGCAATTTTGGCGAGTAAAACAGCCATCCCAGCTATTAATAACAGATAACAGATAATCTATCTGAAGTCTGTTTAAATTAAAAATAAAGTCTACAGTAAAAGTTTTATCCTTAGAAATATATTTTTGTAACAGTTCATTTAATCTATCTGAAATATGTACTAAATATCTTGTTCTTTTACCTGTAGTTTTCCTAGTATCGCTTAAATTTAGTTGGGTTAATAGGAGTTCAAATTGTTTCTTTTTTCTGTCCTTGATAAAAGAAAAATCTAAACGCTTACAGTCTTGTCTAATTGAACCATATGCCTGAAGAGCGATTAAAAATTCCAGTTCAGCGTTTGAAATATCTAAACCAGAAAAACCTGTAAATTTAGCTGCATTTAGTTGAAGATAATCCTCAGGGTAATCCTTTGCCAAAAATTTTCTATATTTGTTAGTCTTTCTATTCTTTAATAAACAGTTATGGTTATCGGTCATTAATAAATCAATATGTTTATTGTGTAGATGTATTAAATTTTGGTTACGCTCTGAAATAATATCAAATGTATTTGTAAATTCTATGTTTGCATCAGATGTCCTATAATTTGCTATACTTAAATCATGTTTCTTTTGTAACTTATTAAATTTTACCCAACCTAGATTAGTTAAAATTTCTGTATCTCCACTAAAACAATTCGGTTTTGCGGACATTAGCCTAGAAGAATCCGGCGAGAATGGATTAAAACTACTGTGAACTCTACCATCATCTTCAATGGCCTCCAAATAACCTTTTAATTTTTCGATATGTCCTTTACTAGTTCTATAATCCACTAAAGTACTTAGAGCAGGTCTTTTTTCTGCCAATCTGGTAATCGCTTCTGCATCTGCCGACGGATTATATTCACCTGTTTTTGGGTCTTTGGTCTTTGTACGAACTAAAATAGGTAAACCCAGGTCTTCATATAAAAATTTGCACATTTGAACAGATGAATTCAAATTAAAGGCATCAGAAAGTTTAAATCTCTTTTTAAATTTTGCTTTGTGCTCTTCTTTTTCTTTTCCGTAAAATTCTATTAATTCCAAAATTTTATCTTTATCCACTAAGATTCCTTTTGTCTCTAAAAAAACTATGTTACGAATAATATCTGTAATAATTTTATTAGAAATAAGGCTATCTTGTTGTTTCAATGCTTTAAATAAATCTAGAAATAAACGATGCGTATAATAAGCATCCTCAGCACAGTAGTATCGTCTATCTTCCACTTCCATTTTTACCATATTTTCTCTATCAATAGATTCCTTATAAGCCACTCCGTAATAGAGTTGAATTAAAAAACCTAAAGCATTAGCCCCTTGAGGATTAACTAAAAATTGCATTAAACGTGTATCGGCTACCAAATTATCGGTTAAATCATAGCCACTTGCTAAAAGCATCTTTAAATCAAATAACATATTATGCCCTATAAGTTTTCGCTTTTTTAACTCCTCGATAATAAAAGGCAAAACAACACAATAAAATTCCTGAAATCCTTTAATCACTACCTGTCCGTCTTCTTGTGTGATAACCTCTGACATTTCATCTTTATAGGACATAAAATCAAAAGAAATATTTATTTTCCCATCACTCATGGCAATAGTTAAAATTTTATCTTTTCTTGAATTTAAACCTGTGGTTTCAACGTCTATCGTAGTATACTCGCCTAAAAGAGCAACATCTTTTAAATCATGCGAATAATTAATCTTTGGTCTATTTGCCCTTACTTCCCCACCCTCCAGTAACACCTTAGTTTTAGCAAGAGCATTACCGATTTGTTTTACCTGAGGCGAGTTTTTATTAAAATTAGCCAAATAATACATATCAAACATGGGAATCATATAACAGTTATGTTTAGAACTAAAAAAGCTCTTGCCCACAACCTGTTTTAACGGCACTTTTGCAGTTACCTCTGGAATGAAATATTGTGTTGCCATGCGTCCCATTAATAATAATACCTTGGGTTTTACTTCTTGTATTTCTTTATCCAAATAAAGTTCGACACATTTATCTTTCATGGTCTTGGTCGGCTTTTTCTTTTTATCTGAAATAAAACATTTAATAAAAGATGTTACATAAACCTTCTCTGTATTTAGATTAATTTGTTGTAAGTAATTGTTTAAATAATTATTATATTCCTGATTTGAACCGATGGACTCAGCAGTAACATCAGAATGAAAAGGAGAATCGTAAATAACCATTACTCTAGAGTCTTTAGGCCCAGACCCAGAGATAAAATTTGTAGAGATAAAACCAGCACAGGACTGGTTAAAATATTTACATTCCTTACATCGAATCATTATCCACCGACTTTCATAAATAAGAGACCTAAAATACAACAGATTAAACCAAACCATTGAATGACATTAAAAGCTCTGGCTTCTCCAATAAATATCAATGTTCCAACATATGCGAGTACCATGCAAGAATCATATACTAAACTATCCATTAATAAATTTTTAGATACTCGACTTACAAAAGACCATAGAGGAAATGCGCCCACAAATGATAGGAACCAAAACCATGTAATTGATGATTGAGTATTATTCTGTTTAGTTAAAAGAGCATACAGAATATACATTAGAAGAACTGCCGGAATTGACCAAATATAATGCGACATTAGGTCTGACTTTCTTTATCCCTGGGGATGGCTGGATAAGGTATATAAAATATTCCTCTATGTAAATTTTTACGCAGACCGTCAAAAAGTAATGAATATAAAATATTAAGTTTTAAGTCATGCGAATAGGGTTTATTCAATATATATTTTACTGTGTGCATTAATGTCTCTTCGCTCTGCGCTTTGTTTGTTTAACCTGCTCATTGGTATATTTAAGAATTCTTTGAGCGTTATCAAATACATTTGTCATAAATTTATCAATCAAGTCTGGATTTTGTTGACGTTCTTTATTGGTCATATATTCTACAGAAGGAAATTTCTTATAAGCCTGTTTATAGGCAAGTGACATAATTTCGCAACTAAAGAATTTTTCAATAAAGATTCTGTTATTTTCGATTAATTTGGATTTTCTTGCTTCTAAATGATAGCGGTCTTCACAGGTTAATTCTGTATGATGTTTACGAATAAAGGCATCAATATCATTTGGATTTAGGTTTTTAATTTTATTTTGGTCTACTTTTACAAACTGCATATTAACTCCTTTCTAATCTTTAATCCCAACCTTGTGAAAATTCAAATCTGAGTGACCACTTATTGTTTAGTCTAAAGAATGAAAATCTAAAAAATCCAAATCTTTGTTCTATATGTACATATTTAGATTTATTTAACATGGTTACTTTCAATTTGTTTAATAATATTTGGAATCAGTTCTCTAAAATCTCTAGCATATGAAAGAATAAAGCTATTTTCCTGCGGAGTTAATTTCATAGTATTTCTAAGGAAGTTTTCTACTTCTCCTCGTGCTATTTTTTCAGCAATTTGTTGATGTTTACCCCAAGCTCTTGACATTTCATAAGCTCTGTGAAATATAGTGAGGAGTTCTTTGAGTCTTGCTTGTCTCTTTTGCTCTATTTTTTGTGCTTTGGTTAATTCATCCATGTGTCTCTCCATTCCTACCAAGACTTTTAAAATCAACCTCTCCAGTAGTCCCAGGTTTACCCTTGCTTTCAAATCTACCATCAACAGGGATTAATCCGTAACCAGGGAAACCCTCACCGCCCTGTCCCCCAGACCCAGGAATAAACTTCGAGTCATCCATAAGTTGTATGGGTCTACCAGTAGCGCCCTGTAATAAATATTTCTTTTTCTGAGCCTCATCTAAGGCCTGACCCACATACATTAATTGAGTAAAATTTTCCTCTGTAACTGCTAGAGCATCTAATTTATCAAAATGATTACTTAATTCATAAATTTTTTCTGAATCTCCACCGATTAATCGGCCATAATTTATTGCCTGTTCTAGAGTTTTAAAAACTGGTATCATTTTAGCACCTGTCTAAATTGTTCTTGTTCCTTATCGGTTAAATGATATAATTGATTATTTACCTTTAAGATAATCCGCTTTTTCTTTTTATCTCTACTTCGAGTTTCACTGGTTGCTACAATAAGTTTAATCAAATTAACCCCCTGTAGTTTATTTAGTGCCTCTATTAAACATACGTAGTAAAGCTTTAAATGGATTATCTTTACTTGGTTTTTGCTGTGATTTAATCTTATTCTTTTGCATGTTTTTATAAAATTCTGCACCATCAACAGTAGACGATTTTACTATCTTGGGATGAACCTTCCAATTAGCATCAATTCCTTTAATTTTTTTAATATAAGAAATTCTGTTTAAAGCCTCCATACATCCTGGAAAAGTTGGATTAAGCTTAAAAAAATCTTCTCTCTTCTTTAAATTCTGTAATGCTGGGGCTTTTAATGTTGACATTTTACTTTCTCCTATATTAAAGTTTGTTTTAATTTTCTCTTTCCTATACCACAAGTATAGCACTATTTTTAAGACTTGTCAAGGCTATTTTATTTTATTAGCTAATTTTGTTAAGAGCATTTTATGACTCTCTTCAATATCAACGGCTTCTTTCCAAGCATCTGAATTTATGCGTTCTTGAATTGCGGTTTCAATTAAACCTGTAATAACGCTAGGCTCTAAGGCATCCAGTTCCCAAGAGTCTTCGCCAAACTTATTAAGATAATCTTGAAATCTAGAATCGGTCTGTTTAGCAAAATTTGGAGGTGGGTTAAATTCTCTAATCTGTGACATATTTAAAGCCAGTCTAACAAACTCAAAGGACATATCCGTAAACATTTTAAGTCTATCTTCAATATCTCTAGACATATCTATTCCACTTGGGTCATGGTCACCTAAATGCAAAATAGTAATTTCTTGATTGGAGGCTCTTTCTTTTAAGCGTTCACCTGCTCGCCACATTTCACTTTGTGAGGTATATCCTCTACAACTAAGAAAAGGAACCCTATATTTATTACAGACAGTTTCCACTACACCTGCTAGAGCTTCTTTTTCTACCCAAACTTCAATATAATTAGGTTGTGTGTCCCAAAGGTCAATCTTAAATTGTTCAGCACAAGCTCTGATTATATCTGAGGGTTGTTCCCATGTATTTACATGACTTAATTCTCTGGTGCGGTCTTCAATGGCATCCCAATCAATTAAACCAGCTAAACGAGCATCATTAGCAATACTGCCAAGTCTTTTATAACTCTGTACATTATTTTTAATCAAGTCTCGACTGACAAATTGATAATATAATTGTCTTAATGTAAGAGTAAAACCCTGGTTCTGATACTCTCTAATAATTTTGTTAGCCTGAAAAATAATTTCTTGGCTGCTTTTTGAAAAACGTATATTTTTATATGCAATCTTTGGCATAGTTTTCCTTTTTAAAAATCTCCATCATTTACTTGAAAACAAGTTAAACCTAGGCTACGCCACATAGAAACAACTTGCGTTCTATCATCTAAGACCAAATCAACATAATATTTATTTAATACATTATTTCTAAAGAGTTCTTCTTTAACAATACAATCCTTCCGGCTATCGCCCGTTTGTCGCATGTATAAATCAAAACCATTTAAAAATAATCCTTTATCCTTTAACCACTTCTCTGTTTTTTCTCTACATGAATCCTCTCTGCCTGACATAAAAATAATATGATGTGTGGCAGTATATAACCAAATAAGTGTTTGGATGCGTCTATTAACAATGTCCGTATCACACTTATCATACTCAAAAGGAGAACGGCCATCATGTATCGCTATCGTCCCATCTAAATCGCAACATATAGCTTTCTGTAAGGCATCATTCTGTTTTACAGGTTCTATCTTAGGTGCAATATATTTATTATAAAATCCCTTAATTACTTCGGCCCCGACAGAATTTGGTCTAATTAAATCTCTACGAATACATTCATCCAAATCAGTATCAAATCTTTTTATTTCTAGGGCAGTTTCAGGAAACCAACTAAGAATTAAACTTTGCAGGGTATGTAACTGATTTACGTTTAAATTTGTTGCATCAACAATTACATTTTTCTTATTTTCTAAAGCACCCATAATACAATACTGTTCCCATTTAGTAATCAAGTCTTCTTGTTTAGGCAACCAATAACGTCCTCGCATACTTCTTAAATCATCACGACTAACACGTACCCAATCAGAGTTTTTTTCACAGAACTGTTTAGCAAATGTACTCTTTCCGCTTCCAGGTAAACCCTGCATAAACATTACTTTACTCATTAGTATCTCCTTTAAAGTTTTCGTCTATATGTGTAGGTCTTCTATTCAATTCATCTATCTCATCCAAAACCCAAGCCTCCCAATAACTATACTCTCTAATAGCCTTAGCATAATCTAAACCATTATATTTTTCTTGACTATGATAACGAACCCTAAATACACCCTCACAATTAACTGTAAGCGTTAAGCTAGGAATATCAATAGACTGTTGAATAATTAAAGGTTCATATCTTTTCATTTAGAATCTATTTTCCAGTATTTTTCACGCATCCTTAATAAAAAATCATTAACTTTATTTATGTCTGGGGTATGCGAACAATTTGCTAAAGAAGTTCTAGCCTCAGCGGTTAATTCCTCAGCCCTATTAATAATTGCACCTACATCTAGTTTCTCTGTGCCATATTTTAATTCTCTCAATTCTTTATTAAAGTTTACATCTATAATGTCAAGAGTAAAAGTACCCCGAGTTAATAAGCTATTCAAATTCCATAAAGTTCTTAAATAAGCAATAGCATATTTTCTTGCTCTTTTATCTTTATCGTCTAATAATTTTTTTCTTTGATTAAGGCCGTAACCTACGAAAGCATCAAAAGCATTTTGTGGATTCCATACTGAAGGAAATAAATCTCTTAATTCCTGTGCATCTTCATTATTTGAAGTTAAAAATAACTGTTTAGTTGTCTCACCTCTACCATTATAAACATCTATTACTACAGGAGCTACGAATACCTCTAAAATGGTCGGATTACAATGAATAGCTAATTGTAAAAAATGCTGTAATTCATAAGTTGTTTGGTCTTCTTTACCCTCTAACCAATGAGAGCCTTTATAGTTATGATTAAGACTTAACATATGAACTGTGGGCGTAATATAGACTCCACGATAATCATAGTCAGACTCATCTGTATGAAGATTTTGCGCTCTTGACCCCACCAATACTTTTAATAGAAGTTTATCTGTCATAGTAATCCTCAAATATTTTATCTGATATTTCTTGTTTTGTTTTTTTCCAATTTGTAAGTTTGGTATTATATTCTTGCATAAGTTCAAGTTTTTCTGGTGTAGCTTTACTATGAGGAACAGAGTGTTTACTAAATTTTGGCGTTCCATCTTTATTCAATGTTCTTTCATCGCATCGTAATTCATCGTCATAATATTCTCTATAAATATACATTTCTCTTTTTTCTTCTTGTTTAGGTAAAAGACCTAAATATATTTTTAACGAGTTAAGATGACAATTACATGCTAATAAAGCACGCCTACCATGATAAGAAAATTTCCAATCTTTTTCAGTAATATCTTTTTTAAGAGTTCCATTTTCTGAAAAGAAATAAGTAACATCATCATCGGCAATAAGCATGTTTAGAAGAATTAATTCTTTACTCCAAATAGACGTAATAGTATAATAGACGTTACCCGACATTCTATCTGTATATCCTATGTTGACATTGTCTACAACTGTAAATGTTCCATCTGGATTTTTAATTGGTTCAATATATTTTAAGGTCATTTGTCCCTTTCTTAGCTTTAAATTTAAAACCTAGTCTTCCTGTTATAATACAAAGCAACAGAGCTATCCAAGGATGTCCTATTACACATAAGAATATTGCTACTAAAAATACCGAATCTATTATCATTTCTTAATCACGTTCCTAATAAAATCCGCTGCATCATAACAACCTAGCTTAGTTGCATAAGGAAGTAAAATTTCTAACTGAGCATGTAAACTAGATTGCCATTGGTTAACTTGATACTGCAAATTTGTACCTGCTGTTATTTCTGGTTTTTCTTTTTCTCTATCAATTACATCCTCAGCCTTAGCTCTACAATTTGGACAGTCATCTCCAATAAAACCCTCAAACTCATAACCACACTTCAAGCAGTCCATATTTTTAGTTCCCATATTACTATTCTCCATTCTTTAGTAAAAACTCAGGACTAACAACTTTAAATGAAAATCTTCCATATCTATGTACCATTTCTTCTTCCAGCCCTCTTACAACAATGCCCTCTCTCAAAACACTTACATTAAGTTCACTCTGTCCATTTGATTTTTTTACCCAATCCATTACTGTTCCGTCCAATGTTTCAATAGCAATTAATGGCACTACAGGAATTCCAAAAGTTTCGCATACATGATTAAACAACATATAATCGGCATAAACTCCCTTATCAATATCGTAAATATTAAAACAAGCAAAATTTTGGTTTTCTACTAACTTATATTTATTCCCTGCAACACCTTTACCATAACATTCGCCCTGTAAAGCAAAATTGGTAAATCCACCTACCTCTGCAATTTTTCTCATCTTGGTTTCTAAATCTAGTGCTCTGGCCACTTTCCAATAAGTATTGGTATCTGATTCAATTAAATCCATATTCCTGCTACAAACACCAAAGACACCATCTTTTAAATAAACGGTCATTGAACTGCCATCTATTTTTTCCGTAATATAAACCTGTTTACCTGTCATTGTAGTAAGCAACCAAGGAGCAGCCTGTATACGTGTTTCATCTGTCTTTGGAATCCAGCTAGGAAAAGTAGATTTACAAATACCTTGCAACTGTGCCGGAATTTCTGGCTCATATTTCGTAATCTTTAACCAAGCTGTAGCATCTTCTCCTTCATGTATACCTGATGGGCAGAGGTCATATATCCAATCATCTGTAATAATAGAAGTGGGTAAAGCTAAACCCTGTGAGATTTGCCCTCTAAGTTTTACAGTCTTTAGTCTAACTGTTCCTGTTCTGCCATTTTTAAATAAAAATTCACTCCAAGGGGTAAACGGAATAAGAGAATCGGTTTCAAAATATATGCAGAGGTCATCTACTTTAAATTCTCCTTTTTTAACAACGACTTGCCACCCTAAAATTGTTGCCAATTCTATTTTATCGGCCCCTTCAATGGCTTCAAGTTTTAATATCTTCTGAATTGATGCAAGTTGACGTTCCATTAAACAACCTCCTTAAAAGGTTTTTCATATTTGGGTTTTAATAATTTCCAAATAATTTTCTTATAGGGTTTATTTTTCCACATAGCAAATAATACGGATGAATACTCATGCTGGGATATTTTCTTTGCTACATCTGAGAGTATACCACATTCTTTAGCATTTGTCAAATCTGGAATGTTAGATAAATAAACTTTACAAAAAATTGCAATTGAAGTATATTCTGTGAATAAACGTTGCGCTACAGATTTAACCCATTTATAAAATTCATCTGGAACTCTATCTAATAAATCTCCTATAGGCTTCTCATCTTTGAGTAATTCCCAAATTGTTTTTGTACTGACACCTGTAATAAGTTTATGCAATCTACGATACTCGTCAAATTTCAGCTTAACTCTAAAATCATTTTTAGTTTTTAAAACAAAACCTTCTTTATTATGCTCATCAATTTTCGGTATTTCATTAAGGGTAAATTCGCCATATTTTCTTACTAATGGGATAGCATCTATTCGTGTAGTACCACCACAAAAATTACATAGGGTAAAATCATAGTCCCATTCTTTACCTGTAAGGTTATTAACCACACCAAGTAAAACAATATCTATTATAGAACCATAATCAATAACAATTCTATTCTCTGGATAAATTATTTCCCATAGGTATGTATAACCATTTCTAAATTCAAAAAAGCCTCCAGGAACATAGCGCCTATGTAAAATTTCTGTAGCTACTTTAGCCTGTTCGCTTTCAAAACTACCTCGGGTAGCTATGCGCCACTCCCCATCCGGCATTTGATACTGAATACCTAAACTTCCGTCAATCTTCTCAAATAATTCAAACTTCTCATCTGATTTAATAGGTAGAGTTCCTAAGGGACTACTATCACAGTATTCTTGAATATTAAAAAATTTAGGAAAAGGCTTAGCTATAATATTACCCCTATCATCTAAAATTAAACCTCTACATTGCATAGTCCACTCATTCCAAAAACCCTCATATTGAGTCTTTGCAGTATAATTGTATATGAAATAATTACAGTCTGGATGTTTACGTTCTGTAATATAACCATCCTCTATTAAAACTCTAGGGATTTGCATCTATATCATCCTCGTTTTCTTGTTGCAATAATTCTAATCCGTGAATCTGAACAAAGACGTGTAAAACATCTAGTTTTTCAGTGGGTTTAAACTGAAAGGTTCCCATAAAAGCAAAAGTATTCGGAACATCAGCTACCTGTGGGTCACCTGTAGGTAAAATATAAATTCCAGTAAGTTCTGTTCTGGGTTCTCTATCTTCAATAATAGCAAATAAACTAATACCACCCAGACGCACCGCTACAGAAAGAATTTCAGTTGTCTCTCCTAAAAGTATTTCTTGATATGGTATAGGGGCTAGAAGTATTTCTTGAATTGTTCTCATTTCCCTCCCCTTTCCTTAGGTTAAAAATAGCTTGGGCGAGTCCTTCTCTGCATAAAATATCTCGATTAGCAATTATGCTAAACTCATCAAAAAGGTTATTTATCTCCTCCACACTAGGTAAGCTTTTCCTCAGTATCAGGTTGCCGTTTTGGAGTTCGGAGAGGAGGATTTGACGGCAATTACTTATAGTGTCATTTATATAAATTGCGTTGTGCCTGTCCTCTGAACTCTCAATTTTTGTAATCTTTTTTAGTTTCGGCAAAATACTCTCTAAATATTGGGCGTGGGACTGGGTCATTTTGTTCCCTCCCTCATGTATAGTTGATTGTGTCCTAAACAATGGGTAAATTTAAAACCTTCGACACAGGCTTTGTGTTTTTTAAGAAAAGCATTAGTGACTTTCATTTATTTTTCCCTCCTCCTTAGTTCAGATTGGTTCATTCCAGTCCTCCATAAGTTCCATTTCTTCTGAGTTTTTAGGGCACATATCATTAACTCCATACAATCGTATTTCCCCATCTTCTAAGCGTATAAACTTCTTGTTTATTTCTTGCGCTAAAAGGTGTACCATTTTCCTTAGTTCATATTGTTTCATTTAGTCCTCTCAATCTTTGGCACGTTCCATGTAAATTTTATATCCCCTGTCCAATTTCTCCTGTAATGAACACAGCCCATTTGAAACCCAAACTGTGGAAATTCTTTCGGTGTTTCTATGCACCATATTTCCTTGATTCCGAAACCATTATTTTTTAAATCTCGAAGTCTTGCTTTAAAAAATGTAGCGTTTATCAATTGCAAATAGACAATGTTATCTGCCAACTCCATAGATTTATTCAAAAACAATCTATATTGTGAATAAGGTGGATTGGTAATTATCCAGTCCCAATGACCTTGTTGAGTTAAAAAATCCTTTCCCCCGTCTATTTCACACCAATCAGCGGACATCACTTTTAAAAAATTACCAGTTCCGCTGCAAGGCTCGAGAATAGTTCCTTGAGGGTTAAAGTGCTCCACGATTTGTTTGCACAGATAGACAGGGGTCATCACTCTGTCGTTACCATTATTTGTTGATAAACTTTTCACTTACCCTCCCATTAAATTTGTTCGATGCGTCCGATAGTTATAATCGTTTGAAACAGAACAGCCACACAATAAGCATAGAGTTAGGATGAGAAGGAGTTTCATGGCTCTCTGCTCCTTTTGAACATGGCTGATAGAAATACATACCACAATATTCCAGTAAGACCATCAAGGAAGATTCTTTCTATGCTTGATGGCATAGTCATTCTTGATAAATCAAGCATTGCTATACTCGCCATAAAAAGCATACCCACAAATAATTGTTTTCCTGTCATTTAGTTGACCTTCTTTTAGCTTTTATAAATAGTTGAGCATCTTTCCTAACCAAGAATTTAATATTAAAAGCTATCCCTAATTCCAATTACTGCTCCCTGAGTATACATTTGACCATCAGATACAACTTGTTCTTTACTGTTAATATTTACCAATTTATTTATTTTAGCTTCGAGTTCTTCAATCTTTGTCTCTTCATATGATTTGCCTATTTTGAATGTAAACTTGATTCCGGCCCTGTCTACTGTACTGCGTGTAGTCGAATAATCAACAAAGGTAGAAACTGTCCATTTCTTACTATCATAAATTCTAACCTCTCCACCGATTATTGATTGGGTTTTTTCTAAATCTGAAACTCTTCCATCTAAATCATTTATTCTACTTGTATTAGATTGAATAGCAGAATCTTGGGTATTATTCCAAGCAGTTTGTTTATTATCTACACTTGTAATATTATTTTGTAAGGTTATATCTGCCTGACCTCTAGTTTGAATCTCACTGTTTAAATTATTAGTCAGTACATTATCCGCATTTTTTCTTTCTGTGGTTTCTGTATTAATATTATCTTGTAGTTGAGTATCAGCATCCGTTCTTGCTATAACTTCTGTATCAATGTTATTCTGTAAATTTTGACCCATTTGAATTCTATCAAATTGTTCTGTAGCTAAATCCTCTTGTAGGAAGGTATCAGCATTAATTCGATTAGTGGTTTCGGTATCAAGTCGTCCTCCGAGTAAGTTGTCTCTAGAAATACTGTTACTGTTTACTGTATTGATATTTCCCTGTAAAGTATTATCTGCGGAGGCTCTAACATCGGCTTCATTATTTATACGCTCATCTTGACTCTGTGAGGAGTATTTATAATATTCTTTTTCTAACACCCAAACATCTTGAGTTTTTCTAGGGTCACCCTCTAAACCAGCAAAAGTCAGTTTAACATAACCCTCTTCTGGTTTTTCACTATAATAAGAGGCATACTGCGGATTGGTGACTGCCGGATTATAGTCTACTGCTTGTGTATAGCCCTCAATAGCTAAATAATTCTTTACTGCATTTTCTGGGATAAAATCATTAACTCCAAGTTTTCCAAAAGTCGAAGGTTCTACTTGGTCGCCTAAAGAATTAACAATTAAAGAATCGTCTACTTTTTCATAGGTATCTTTACCATAATTAAAATCTGCATATGATACCGATACAATAAAAAATATGAAACAAAATATGCCAAATAAACATTGACTGTATTTCTTCATTTTCTATCTCCTTTTATCAGATTAAAAATAGTTTTGGCTGCTTCTTTACAGTTTCTTTCAAACTCGCAAGCATGACTTAAAATACTACTATCTCCATAACAATTTCTTGCTATAACCCGAGCAATTTTATTTTTACTAGGTAAATTTTCATTTCGTAAAGACAAACACCTTTGCTCACTCGGATTTCCGCTTTCACATCCTTTACAGTAATCAGAACATTTAACCCGTAGAGTTCCACTAATTCTACTCTTCCGTATCAGGTTACCATTATCCAGCTCAGAAAGAAGAATAGATTTACATGTTTCTACTCTTCTATCTAAATCTTTAAGTCCTGTTTTCTTTGGTAAAAGTTTATCTAAGTATTCTTCATTATCCGTCATTGGTTATCCTTTGATTAATTAACTCTTTACTAATGCTTTTATCTGTGGTAAGACCTCTTCCAGATTTGCTCTACCCTCTATATCAACAATTAATTCGCCTGTCTTAGTAGCAAAAGCACAAATTTCTATAAAGCCTATTTTTTTATTAAACATATCCGTGCCAAATTCTCGTTTAAAACCTAAACCTCTAAGCAAGGTCTGAATCTTCTCTGTTCCAAAATTCTCTACGGCCAGCATTAATTCCTGCTGTTTATTATGCACCTGTAAAAACTGAGAAACCCATTTAATTTTTGTTATAAGACCTTTATAATCCCCTGAAACAATATTGAAATTTCGGAAACACAATGTTTTTCTAGGGTAAATATCTGCAAAAATTCTAACATTCATTAATGTACAATCTCTTTTACCCATCTCATAATACCGCTCTCTGTGATTCAATTCTATTTTTATCTTTGGATTATCTTTAAGAGAGAATTCTCTTTGCCAAGAACCCGCCTTTACTGAAATTTTTCTAGATGCGAGTCGTCTTTTAAATATTTTTATCATCTCAATTTCTGTGAGTTTTGGAGTTTCTACTATTTCAGGACAAATATTGTCTTGCATCAGATTGGCCTCCCAATTAAAATATTATAATTTCTCATTTGACACTCATATAAATTCTTAGATACAGGTAAACAGATTTCTTTAATTTTATCTTCCGTTCCTTCAATTCCGTAAACTTTAAAACAACGCTTTAAAGCATCTTGGGCTAAAACATCAACTATGTTAATAGGTTCTTCCATATTTTTATTCCTAAGCCGAAGGGGAACAGATTAAGCAGATAATCAGTCTACCTTACTGTTCCCACTTCTTGAGTTCTTTCTTGCCTCCCAAGACGTACGGAGATACGTAAACTCTATTTGCTTGGTTCTTATTTCTGCCGGATGATTAACCCGACTCACTCCCTATCTTGTGACCATTATCGGTCTAAATTTATTAAAGTATAGCATAGAAAAAACAATTTGTCAATACCTTAACATTAAATATCTAAAAAATAAACAAATTAATATTAGTGTCCAAATAAAAATCATAACCAACAAAGTTTGAAACAGTTCTATGTGTTGGTTAATTTTATTTTGCATCTTTAGATTTCTTTTCTTCGGGTTTTTGTCTCATAATTTCAGAGATTCCATTAATAAAAAGACAAAGTAAAAATAAGTATAACCAATATGCTACAGGGGTAAAACAAAAAAGTAAAACTACTATAATTACCGCACCAAGTAAATAGTTCTGTTGCATTAAATAGCCACCTTTCTTAATACTGGCCATTCAGCCATAATAAATCGTTTATCTGTTAATTTTAAAAGTTTAAAAGCCTCCTCAAATAAATTTCTTTCTTGCACTCTTCTAATCGGGCATTTAATATTCTCAATAGAAATTAATGTACTTTCTGCGCCAAACGTAATAATCTCTTTAAGAATTTCTTTTAGTGTCATTTAGAATCTCCCTGTTGTCGCATAATTTTAAATGAATACCCTACTTCTAAAATTTTAATTGTTAAGTCCGGCTCTAAATACTTAGCTGTATTATACAGATTTCTAAACATACATATTGAAACATCATCAAGACAAACTTTGTATTCCCTACCTGTTATTTTTACTTCATTGATTATCTCCTTTAACTTTTCTCGGTCTTGATAGTTCACGCTAACTCCTTAGTTCTACATTAAGTATATCACAAATTTTAAAAAAATCAAGGCTAAATATCTCTATCAAAAGGCACTAATAAATTATTCGGCGTATAATGTGCAACACCTCCCAGATAGGGATTACTATAGTTTAAATGCTCTAGAGGGCCATCTACAGTAGGCTGAGACAGTTCATGGACGATTGACTGAACCTCTGCTGTAGCTTCTTCTCTGGCCTGTTCTAAACTCTTATCCCCTTCAACAAAAATATCTAAATAAATAGATGCTCTGAATCGTGTTCTCATATTTTTATACCTCTACGTTAGTTTCAATAATATACAGAGGGATGAAGCCGAATAAAAACCAACCCTCGTATTTAATACTACGGAGTTCAAAAGGTTTATGTATAGTCCAAGATTTTTTTACTAGCATAGTGCTCCTTATAAATATTTATGATACTTTTTTTCAACTACCTGTTTAGCAATAATCTTTATATCTTTTTTGTCTATAAGACAACTCTTAACTTCTACCATATCCCTTAATAAATACCACGCCTTTACTTTAGATACAATACCCTTACCTTGGGGCAGATAGCGAGAGCCCTTCCAACTTTTAGCTTCTACTAAATCTCCGACTTCTATTACTGTTGTTTTTCCAATCTTTCTAGCCATTTCTCTGCCCCCTTTTGTGTTCTTTGAACAAGTGTATACCAACCAGTTTTTAAAATATTATAACCTAAAAGATTTTCTTCATCGTATACTCTGTACTCTTGCATACATCCGCATCTAGTACAAACCCTAAAGTTTTTATGCTTGGGAAGATTACAAGTAAGATAGTAATTAAAATGATGATTAAATATTTTGCATAGTATATTCATAACTCTCCTATATTTCAGGAAACTTAAAGTCTTCTGCTCTCACTATTGACTCAATACTCTTAATCCTTCACATACTATACTAAGAGTTTTTCCTGATTTAAAATTTACGTTTATACGAGATAGCATAAAATATTCCTTTCAGTTAAAGCATAAAAGCAACACATATAATCATAAAAGCAAATACTGTAGCTATGATACAAAATATCACACCGAGACCCGATGCAATAACCATAGACAAAATACCAAATAATTGAATAGCGCTCCCGATGAGCCAAACTAAAATTTTACCAATCCACCCTAATAAAAATATAATTTTGCCTAAAAGTTTAGCCATAGGCTTGGGCTCATTAGCCATAACACTTTGTATACTCTCTTGACAATCAATAAATTCTTTCTGCCCTGGAGCTAGAGATAAATTATGTTCTTTTGCCCATTGAATAGCCTCTGTTGCGGTTTTAAATTGCGGTACTTTCATTAAGCCCTCTGTTCTAGAAGTCGTATGACCTCTTCAAGTACGTAATGTCTTTTATAGGGCATATCAGATTCAATCTTTGAGACTCTTTGATTTATACTAGAGCAAAACTCATCAGCCAATTGCTTCGCAATTTTTGTTAATTCTGGATATTGGTCAATATAGCTTTCTGTCACTCTAATTTCTCCGTTAGATAATGGTTTACTCTCAAGCTGCAAATAACTACTTTTCATTTTTCCTCCGGCATGTTTGAAGTATAGCATAGTATTACTGTTTTGTCAAGGGCTGTTTACTAATTTTTTATCCTCTGGCCTGTTCAATTAAAGTTTTTAAAGTCCAACCGCAAAGATGCACAAAAGCTTCATCTAAGATAGAACGCTCCTCGTCTGACGCACTTTGATATAGACTTTCAAGCTCTGTACTTTCATCTATATCACTTGAACGAATTTCATCCATAATGTTTTCAATTAATGTCATATTACTGCTCCTTTCTAATAGCTTGCCTGTAATGCGTTAATAATTTTCTCGGCTCTTGCACCCTCACAAAAGTAATTTTTAATGACACTAGCGAATAGGTCTCTGTCTTCTTGCGTAGTATTTTGCCAGAGTATTCTTAATTCTTTTACTAGTATTTCATCTGTAAGTTGTTCCATTATTCCGACTCCTTCCACCAACTATGTTAATTAGTATGTGCCCAATACTTTTTTTGCTTTGCTTTGTGCTAATTCGATATACCCTTTCTTGATACTTGAGGGTAAATCATAAGAGATATTAAGAAAAAAGGATAAGGCATCACGTAATGCTTGAACATGAAGACTAGAAAAATCTTGTCGCATCGCATCCCAATCTGATTTAGATACTAGACCTTCGTAATGATAATCCGTAAACTCATTCAAGCCCTCTTTCCAGTCATGCCTTGTGTATTTTTCCCATGAGTCGGAGCGGTCAGAGTTAATATATTTTAAAACAGATTTTACATTTTTAAAAACTCTTAGGTCGCCTGTTTCATTATGTTTTACTAGTAGCATTTTTTACCTCTCTGCTTAGGTTTACCATTAAGTTTTAAATTCACGCTCGGGTCTTTATCTACCGTTAGAATCATTGTACCAATTTTTTTATGTACAGATATTTCATAAACAATACCCCGAATACGAAAATTATAATCCCACCATCGTTTGTTGTCGCTAGTTTGATAGGGCTCTTTTATCATATTATCCTTTATTTAAAAGTTTGAATGAACATAATGCGTAGGAACACTATGCTTAGTAAACATTACTGTCACAATAGACCTACCAGTTTGATTATTCACTAAACTATAATTATACCCTCTGCCATTTTTTAATACCTTCGTATCTGAACAGTCAATCTTCTGCTCTTTACAAAACCGAATCAAATCAATAAGCGCTAAGTTTAAAAGTATTTCTTTCATGCTCTCCTCTTCTTTTAATCTTAAAGTTTAATTTTAAGAATCTTTGCTATCTGCTTATATCCGGCTTCATCCATATGTCCTAATTCATCTTCAATTCTATCTGCTACATAATCAACAATATCTTCGCTAGTAGGGATGAGTCTTGTTTCTCGATTAAAATATTCATAGGCTTGTTTTCCTAGCTTCTTTATCCTTTTTATATAATCGTTCTTTAGACTAGTATCAATTAAAAAATCTTTCATTTAATTATCCCTTTCAATTATTAAAATTACTTTGTTATTTTCCACCAACCACGATTTGATGTTTGTTCATTTTCATCATTAAGTTCGCCTTGACTATACCCTTCAATAATCATTTCTTGAACGTGTTCTTGCTCATGCTCCGGCATTTCTTGGTCTTCTGAATAATAATAGCTGATGCTGTGTTGTAAAATTTGTATTGTTCTTTGCATTGTCTCTCCTTAATCTTTTGTTTACTGCTTACAGGTTTGCCATTTTTCCGTCAACAAAAAAGTTATAACCATTAGCCTCGCAATGGTCTGAAAACTCAATATCATTCATCCGATAATCAACTAAATCATAACCTGTTTTTTCTAATTCAACGCAAATACTTTTATAAATTTTAAGAAATTTTTCTGTCACTTCTGGCATAGGAAAAACAGTATCGCCGTTTTTATCTTCTTTACTAATGACAATATCCGTGCTAAGATAATGATAACTACGATAGTGAGCGATAGATATTTGCCAAGACTTCCATTGAAATTTCCCTGTAAAACATGCGCCATCCCCTTGACAATGGCTTAAACTGTAATGAACAAGTGTAGAACATTCCTTTTCGTTAAGTGCAAAAATCTTATACGGCTGTAATAAAACCAATAACTCATCATGCAAAGTTTCCTGTAAATATGGATAGTCTTCTTGGCTTTCATACCAAGTATTTATAGCCCTTTCTTTTGCCTCTTTATTCAGTTCTTTAAATTTGTAAACCTTGTAAGTTATTGTGACTCTTTTCATTAAAGGCTCCTATTTTTTAGTTATTTAAAAAGTTCTTCCTGTAATTTCTCAAGCCTGCCTACAGTTAAATATAAATTCTCGCTTGTATTTCCCCATTGCTCCCAGCCATCTTTGTTAATATCAAATATAGTTTTTGTTTTATCCGATAGGCAAAAATATCCTTTTATTGTGTTTCGGGTTCTCTTTATTACTTCACGCTTAATATATGTCATTTTTGCCTTTCTTTTAGTTAATCGCCTTTTCAAGAATTAATTTTATATTTTTTGCTCCTTCGCTTCCTATAACACCATCCGGCTCAATCCAAGTTAAAGCCCTTCGTACTGCATTTTCTATCCGCTCAGCCCTTGCTTTTCTGTCTTGTAGGATAATAATAACACCTTTTTGATTAAGGTTCATTTCTTGTAACTTCTTATTTTCTTTTTCAAGGTTAGCAATATACTGATTTTGAACCAATATACTTTTGCAAAGATTTTTAACCTGTTGACTTTCCTTTACTTTTGCAACTGCATCTTGGCATTTTTTGACATGACAATTACATGTATTTCCTTGAGCTATTTTTCCATATGAACAGGTTGGATGATGAATACTCATTGCTCCGTGTTTACAAGCCTCTAATAATGTAGCAACCACTTTTTGAAGCCTGCTAAACTCGTTTTTTTCTTTCATGTTCATTTTGTTTTCCCTTTCTGATTTCCGCTTTTTAAACTCATACGCCTAGTATACCATACGTTCATCAATTTGTCAAGTGCTTATGTCAATTATTTTTTCAAAATTCTTGTCAAGCTCCCCGATTTTAAAAAGACTCAAAAAATAAACCTTTTCATTAAAAACATCCGCTAAACCATATAGAAAACTCAAAATCTTTAAAAGTGCGATAGGTTATGAAAACCTATAACAATTCCGCTCAGATTATTTTTAATAATAGGTCAAAAGATATTCCGCTTACTTGTCATTTATTATCATTCATTATCAGAAGAGTTTTACTAGGGTTCCGGCTAAGTTAATCCTTTAAAGACCTTATTAAATCCAAGTTAATCAAAGAACAATTAAAAAATAAAGAATCAAAAAACATACTTAATCTAAGACTATTACTAGTAAGAGGAGTAAGTAAATGGTTAATTAAATAAAGCCTATATGTTCCTACGCACGTTTACTGCCCTGTTACTGTTCTTTTAAGTGCTAATAGGCATACTTTTTCATGTTTTATTCTCCGAGTAAGGTATTAATTAGATGAATCTTACAGTATCAATGACTTACGATACTTTTTAACCTTTTATTTTACTAATTATTACTGAGTCATTGGGTTTAATTTGCCTTATTTTATTAATTTAATACCATATATAGTATATACATATTATATAAGCCCTAATAGTGGTATATAATATTAATATTTCATAAGATTATACATATCTTTAAGGTCTTTATTATGTTTATTAAATATATCAGAACCTTTTTTATATGTATTAAATCCCATAATTATTAAGAACATAACAAATAATATAATTAATACGTTTTTTAGCATAGCATACCCCTTTTAAAATACCTGTTTTTGCCTGATTTCCGCTAACTAGCTAAACAAACTCCACTCTAGACTAGTCAGCATAGCTTAAAGCTCATAATAATTGAACCTGCGCCATCCTAGAGGCTTTTAGTTATCTAGTAAAATGAAGCCCATAGGTTATATAAAAATCAAGAGCGCAAAAGAAAACAATAGCCCCTAAATAAGCATATATCCACTTTGATAAGTCTTCCTCGGGTTCTGGTCTGCTCATTATTGGTCTGCGCTTTCTACAGAGGTTAAAACAAACTCCGTATCAGTTCGTCCGGCAGATTTCATATAGCCCCAAAGGTTTTCCCAAGTCTCAAAATAGAAAAAGATTTCTTGGTCATCCTCATTCTCTGCGTCAATGTCTTCTTGAGTTGCATTGACAATACAAAGATAATCTTTAAACTCCTCTTTGCTGTCTAACCAATAGCCTGAGACTTTGACTTTTTGGCGTTTAGTTGAAGTGTCCATTATTTTACCTTTCTTTTTTAGTTAGTGGTTAGTTTATTTCCTGTAATTCTTTTAATGCCTCATCTGTAAAGGTTTTATCCACGTTTAACCATTCTTTAATAACTAGTTTATAGGTTTTTTCTACCTTTTTACTGTCTATATCATATCCAAATTCAGAGCAGAAATCTACCAAATCGCCAACATCATACTTTGTAAGGCAAGCCAAAACATCATAAACGCTAGGCGTAAGCCCTTTTTCGGTATTATTAATACTATCCCCAAATTTGCAGGAAAACTTGTTCATAGGGCTTTCAATGGTTATTCTGTAAATATTGCGTAGTATCTTGTCGTCTTGGAAATAAAGCCCTAGCCTTAAAAACTTAATGCTTACCTTAACATTATACTTCTTGCAAAACTTCTCTGCTTGTTTTGTATATTTACTCATTATCTCCCCTCTTTCCTTTAAAAATTTTGTTGATAAATTTAATTAAAATGTTTTCTCTCCGTCGGAGTTCTAAAGTTTTAAGAATTCTTTCCTGTGTTCGTCCGAATCTTAGTATAGCGTTAAGGTCTTTATTAACTTTCATTATAAAGCCTCAAAAGCGTTTAATTCTTTAGCTTTACGCTCGGCGGTCTTAGGGTTTTCTGTATCTAAGACAGTTCGTCCAGTTAAGGAGTCAACAACAATATATGCTCGCCCCTGTTCTGATTTTATGACTGTGAATCTATTCCGCATGTTTTACCGCCTTTCTTTTTCTGTTTCGGCTCATGCCTCATCAGTTGCGGAGTTATACCGCAAGACAGAAGGGAAGCAAGGTTATTGCGTTTAGTGGTTGCCGTTAGGCGTTTAAGGCGTCTGCCTTGTCTTGTAATACATTTTTTGGCATTCTTGACATCTTTACCCGCCAATGTTTTTCCCATTCTGGTTTCTCTTTATATGGTAATGGCGCAAATTTTATCAAGAAATCTATTAAGTCTTGTTTTGTCATATTCCCTCTTTTCGTTTATGCCTTTAGTGGCGTGTTATTGGTTAAACTTCTCTATCGTAAATAATATTGCTTATTTTTTCCATATATTCTTTACCGTCTTTGAAGCCGTTATAAAAACAAGAAACTTGACCGCTTATCTTTAATAACTTTGCCGTCAAGTCTAAAATCTTTTTTTCCTTGTCTTTAATCTGCATATTACGTCTTGAGACTTTGTTTTGAAACTCTGTTATCATTTTCTGGTATCTTTTATTGTCATTCCACAATGATAGGTTTTCTTCTTTTAAGTTTTGAATTGTTTCTTGTAGATACTTCTCTGCACTTTCTTGAGTCTGAAAAAGTTTATCCTTTATAAAACAAATTTGATAAAGCTTCATTCCGTTGGTATTAACATTGTTTATTAGTTGCATTTTATTTTCCTTTTCTGCTTTAACCTTGCTTTGAGGTCTGGGCTCTGTTCCAGTCCTGCTATCCCATTCTGTCAATGAACATCAAAAACTATTTGCTATCTTCTCTTTGATAGCCACTATCAAAAATCTTTTCAATCAGTTCCGGCTTAATGTGTAAGCGTGTGGCTCTGTCAACAAGTGCTTCGATAATATCAAGATGCATCATGCACACTTTCTTTAAATGGGTAACGTGGGCTTTTCCGTTTCGTCCTTCATGTGTTATTTTTATTTTCAGTTCGCTCATCGTCTGCCCCTTTCCGATTAAGGGTATAACATATCAATGACAGTTTGTCAAGGGCTTTGAAAAAAATATTTAAAATATATTCTCTCGTCGTTAAACTCTCTCCGCTCCGTCGAGAAGAAAAATCTTTTCAATGTTTGTTAATTAAAAAAGAATTAATGAAATATTTATTCCACTCTATCTTTACAATCTTATAGTATAAAGCCCCTTATATATAATATATAGTTTAAGTATCATATACAAGATATAAGTATTGTAGTTACAGTAAACTATAAACTATTAACTGCTTACATGCAAGGTTTTAATAGTAATCTATAAACTAGTAATAGCTATAAAGAATACAATATACGATATATGTATAATATAAATATAAAGTAATAGGTATATTTCATATATCAAAATAATTATAGTATAAGATTATAATATTAAATGACATGGTATTAAGGCGAAGAAGTATAGGAGCGATATATATAATACAAATACCCTAGCACTCGTTTACGCTTACAGTCCTGGGCCGATTTTAAAACCTCTAAAATCTTAAAGTCAAAGCCAACCATTACATGCTAGGCAGGTTCAGCCAGCCCGTCCCTAGGCAAGCCAGGGCCTAAGTCTGGCCTTTTACAGCACAGTGGGCGCAGGGTTCTAAAAATTCCCCAGAAAATTTTTTTCACCTACAGAACTGTTTAAATACTAAAATGGTACTAAATAGTAGTGGATTAGTAAATGCGGAGAAAGTCGAGTTAATCTCCGCAGGGCATTGTTGTTTTGCATAGCAGATTTTCCAAGGTTAAAGCTCAGGATTGGCTTTTAGAGAGGGGTATTTTCTTTGAGGCGAGTAAGGATATGGCTCAAGTAATACGGGTCAAATTTAGCGATTTAAGTATTGTATGATTTTGTACAATTTGTTGTATATAATTTTAGCACTCCGAAGCCGGAGCTTGCGTAGGCAAAGGGTGATATAAATATTTAGCTTTAGCGAATAAAAAAGTATAAAAATACAACAAATATGCTGTTTTTCTTAACATAGTTAATTGTATTTACTAGTATAGGGAGTAAACTATGCCCGTAGATAAAACAAAAACCTTAGCGCAAGAGTATCAGGCCATTCTTTACGGCCTCTTTCAGGAAAAGCTATTTAACATAGAGGGCTGTATTCAGCTAGGGGATAACGATGGAATTCCAGAGCCTTATGTACCAAAGGCTTTAGTAGTTGAACGAGGCATTGAGATTTTAAACGAGATAGGTAAAATTTTGGTAGTTGATAGGAGGTTCACTGATGAAATTGACACGGGAAAGAATAACACGTTACCTGAAGAAGCAAAAACAGATTAACGATTATTTTTTAAAAGTGAAGACATCAGATAGGGTAGAACTCTTAAAGCTTACTCGTATTTGTTATAAACTTCTAGAGGCTGAACAGGAAATGAGAGAGCTTATTTTATCCTTTGATGCTGAAGTTAAATAAATTGTTATGGAGGCTCAAATGAAAGACCCTATTTGTTTAGTTAAAAATGGTTTGGTTTATCCTATTGAAAATCTTGGCTTGATAGAGAGGCCTTTTGCATTTAGAATTGCTGAAGATAGATTAGGGGTTCCTAATCAGTTTCAGGTGAGTAGTGAAGAGCAGCCAATTTATTTTGCTCGTCGAAGAATGAGAGTTAAGAAGGGTCAAATAGTCGAGCGTTATGTTCATCTTTATTGTGTAGGTGTTCGTAGAAAAGATGGTTCAACTGAAAAGCATTGGGTAACACCTCGTGGAGAATATGCTGGTTTAAATTTAGAACCAGATAAAAAAATTATTTAGGGAGTTAATTATGAGCGCATTGATTTCAGTTTGTCAGGATTCGGGTGAAAGTTACGCAGGTTATTCTCAAGAAGTTGCTAAAAATATTTCTTACTTTCTCCCCATTGATAGTGCTACAGCCAATAAGATAGCTTATCCTATGCAATTACCGTCTGTAGGGACAAGATACTCTTATGAACTTTATATTCGTTGTCGTTGTGACCTAACCCCAAATAGTCAAGTTAATAATTTTAAGGTCTGGTATGTTAGTGGTCTGCCTACGCCAGGGTATACAATTACAGTTAATTCCGGCATTATTAGTACTTATGCTGCGCCTGTTGATTTACTCTCCACTCGTGGTACTCGTATAGATTTTACTACAAAAAACTCTGAACTTAACTCTATCGCTTTAGATGGAACTCTTATAAATATTAATGATTATACTTCTTGGTTAGTTTTTCAATTGGAAGTTTTGGCCACAGCTAATACTGGAAACCATGACGTAGATTATATAATTCAGTATGACGAGTACTAGGATATTGACCTTAGACAGTACTTTTTAACAACTATATGTGGAGGGTTAAATGTGGGTTACAGAATTTTTTAAAATTAGTGGTGGAGTAATAACGATTCTAAATTTTGTTATTATGGTGGTTGTAGCAGTCGGTGGTTGGATTGCTTTTAGACAAATAACAATGAACGATTTAAAAAATTTTGGTACTAAGTTTGATGAGCTAACAAAAGCTTTATGCGAGACCAATAAAAATGTATTAGCTTTAACTTCTAATGTATCTTATATTCGTGGGCGTTGTGATAGTGCTGATTGTTTATCTGTTAGGCCTACTCGCAAGTATAAAGCAAAGAAAGTAAAAAAATAATGGATTTTAAAATTAGTGCTGTATCTGGTAAAAAGCGTTGTCCTATATGTAATAGAAAATTGGGAAAGGTTTCTAAGGCGGGGGAGCCTTTATACGTTTGTTCTTGTGGTTATAAAGAGGCGATTAAAAGATACCCCACAAATAATATTAACTCTAATCAAATAGAGACTAGATAGATTTTAATTGTTTATGGCTCAGTAGATTGGGCCCAGAGTATTAGCCTAGAAAAATATGGTTGTTAAATGTACGAAAATTGGATAAAAAATCAGTAGCGACGGACTGAAATTTTATTGATTTTCTTGGTAAAAACCTCATTTTTCTTAACAGGCTTAATTGTATTTACTATTATAAGAACCCAAGGAGGGTAAGGATATGGCAGATTTGAAAGCAAATGTGGGACGTATTCTCGTAGGCGCAAAAGAAATTGCGAATTGCGAGGGTATTGAAGTTGATTATGATTTTAACCCTATTAAGCATTTTGCAGCTGATAGACAATATCCGATTTATGTTGCTCATGGTAATTCTGAGTTAACTATTACGGTTGATTGTGCTGAGTATAAAGCTGATAGCACTTATGCTATTGATACAATTGCTCAAAATGGGACTGCGGTTACAGTTGAGTTGTTAGCGGGTTATCGTGGTGGAGGTATTCCGGCTGCTACTTATACGAATTGCGTTGTTGTGCAGTATACCATTACATCTCGTCAGGGCGATGTTGTTAAAGCTAGAGTTATTTTAAGTAAACAATCTGATACATAATTCGGAAAATAATCGAGGAGGAAACAAAATGATACAGGGAAAAAAGACAAGAAGCATCCCCCTCTCTATTAACATCCGAAAAGTGGATGAAGAGACCCTTAAAATTACCCATAGCGTAAATACAAAAACCTTGGATAGATATGGGACAGTTGTATTACCTAAAGGGGCTAATGTAGAGAAGTTTATGTTGAATCCAGTTGTTCTTTGGTTACATAACTCTGATATGGCTCTTCCTGGTATTCCGATTGCTCGTTGTGCAGAGTTGGATATACGTGAAGAGGAAATTGTTGTTACCACAGAGTTTAATAAAAATGACCCATTAGCTTTAAGAATTTTCCAGGCTTATAAAGATAATTTTTTACACGCTTGGTCAATAGGTTTTATACCTAAGTGTTTTGAAGAGATAACGCCTGTTAATTTTGAAGAGATTAAGAAAAAATATAATCTTCAGAATTTAATTATTTCTCAAGAGGAATTTGAAGCTAATCAAGCCTGGGGTTTATGGGTTATTTATGAATGGGAGTTACTTGAATATTCAGCGGTTCCTGTTCCTGGTAATCCAGATGCCCTAACTAAAGATGCTAGTGAAGAAATTTTTACTAGGGAATTAGTTACTCGTGGTTTAGTAGATGAGAAAGATGTTGGTAAAATTAATTTTCGTGAGTTGTTAGCAAGACAGGAAAAAGCTAAGGCTGATGTACCTGTTACAGAAAAACAACCTGCGGAAGCTGCTCCAGTTGAGAAAACTGAGGAAGCAAAGAAAATTCCTGAGGAAGCTGCAAAAGAAATCGTTCCTGTGGCTGAATCAGTTAAAACTTCTGAGGAATCAAAAACCCTACCTGTTGAAAATACAGAAAAGGTTGAGGAAGCCAAAGAAGATAAAACACCTATTAAACCAACAGAGGAAGTTCCTGCTGCTCCTGTGGTTCCTGTCGCTGAGACCATAGCGCCCAAGGCTGAAGATAAACCTTCAGTTGAGGTTCTCGAGCTCAAACAGAAGAATCAGGAATTATCTGACAGAGTTATTAAGTTGGAGTTGTCATTATCTGAACTTAAAAAAACTCTAGATGTTGATAATATAGATAGAGTCAGAGCTATTTCTCAGAAAAATCTGGGTAAGAATCCTGATAAGTTTTTTAGTAATTTTTTAAAGCAAAAGTAACAAAAACCTTTAAAGGTTAAACAAGGAGGCAGTAATATGGATTTCGTAATTCCCGCTGGTAGTGCAACCAATCTTCCAAAAGAATTGGTTCAAAAAATTGTTGAAGATGCTGTTGAAAAATCGTTAGTTCTTAAATTGGTTGATGCTCGTGACCAATTGATTGAAATTGCTAATGAAGGTACAATCCCTGTTATTGGTGAGGAAGATTTGGATAAAGTCTACCGCATTGATAATACGGCTGATATTACCACATTATCTGAAATGGCTTTTGATATTAAATCGCCGGATTTGGAACCTGTGGAACTTGGGACGTACATCTATTTGAAGCAAAAACAGATTGCACAATATCCTGAGTTAAAGTTAGACCAACTTTTCCGTAATAAAATTAGTCGTGCAATTGCCCGTACAGCTGATAAAATCGCCTTAAAAGGTGATGATGACACTGTTGGAGCGACTAATCCGTTAGGTATTTCTGATGGTATCGAAAAGTTAGCTTTAACTGCTAATTGCGCTAATGCGCCTGTTACATATTCCACCTCAAATTCACAAAATGTTTTGGATGCCGTTGCCGAAGCACAAAATGATTTAGGTGCATATGGGGCAGATGAATCAATCGAAGACCTCGTGATTTTTGCTTCTTCTGACTTTGTTACTGCTGCGAAGAAATCCGCAGATAAGAACATGGTTGGTTACGAAATCATGGATGTCCCCGCTCTTGGTTTAAAGCAGGTTGTTCATGTTCACGGTATTCCTGTGATTCGTCGTTTGAATATCACTGGTGAAAAAGCTATCTTGGCAAATATGAAGGGTGCATTTGCTGGGTATTATGGCAATATCGAAGTTGATATTGAGCATAAAGCTGGCCGTAGAGCTAACCTTTTGGTTGTCACCTATTGGTTTGATTTCGTTTGGGCCTATAACAATAGCTCTAACAAGAGTGAAGGTTTAGTCACCATCGAAAAAGCCAGTACGTAAGTTATATTGATTATGCAGGGGCAGGGGTTTTAAATAACCTCTGCCTCTTTTTGCTTTATGCGCTTGTAAGGGCTTTGGCTCTTCCACAGTTGTATTAAAACTGTAGCCAGGCGCTAGTAATTTGCGGGTGGGTGTAACAGTTAGTCACAGGTGGCTCATACCCACTTAGAAGCCGTGCAATTCGGCTACCCGCAACCTTTATTTTACTTGACTATGTAGTATTAAATATGTTATACTAATATATACAGTGTTAACTCTATAAAATTGTGGAGAAGAAATGGCAGCTGCTTTACGTTTGATTACTGATGAGTTAATGATTTATTCTTGTAGCCCAGACAAGGATAAACTAATTAGTCAAAAAACTTATATTATTCCACCCCCAGAAGGTTCAAGATTAGTTGTTTGTTTTGCCTCCAATAAAGATTCAATTTCTTCTCTTCAGTCCTTAGTTGAAACAGCTATTAAAAATAATTTTGGTATTATTTATGTTTGTGGTCAGCTTCCCATACAGCCAATTATTGACCCACATATTGTTTATATCGAAGCACCTACTCGTTGGTTTATTCATACTCTTTTTATTAACCCTCTTCGTTTTTCTTGTATATTCTCAGATAATGGTGGTTTAAGATTAGCCCAAGCTTTTTCTGAATTTACAGGTTATCATATTCCTTTGGTTAAGACGCAGAAAGAATTTGATACCATTATTAAAAACTCTAAAGATTTTACAAAAAGTATTTTAATTGAGGTTACGGGTGGACTTGGTGACCACTTATTAGTAATACCTACAATTAAGACTTTAGCTGCTCAAGGATTTTTAGTTTCTGTTTTATGCGAGGCACATAGAAATCCATGTTATCAGAATCTTCCATATGTTAAAACAATGTACACTTCTCGTCGAGATATTGATGTTTCTAAATTTCATAAATTATTTTATCTACATTTTGGTCAGCAACTAAATGATTATAGATTAGAATTAAATAAACAAAATAGAATTTATGCTGTTGCTGAATTATGCGGATTAAGAAAAGAAGATTTGGTAATTGATAGGCCTGAGATTATTTTAACTGCGGATGAGATAAATAATGCTCAAAGAAAGTATGGTTCTTATTCTAATAAACTTTTTTTCGGTGGTGATAGTGCAAGAATAGACGCAAAATTATCTTCGAGTCTAGTTCAAGAAAAAATCAATCTTTTAAAGGCTAAAGGTTTTACAGTTTTTTCATCCTCTATTCGTAGAGATGTCCATGAGAATTGTATTGATTTGAATAAAAAGTTATCCGTGAGAGAATTATTTGCTATTATTTCTTTAATGGACTGTGTGTTAACTGTAGATACTGCTTTTTTGCATATAGCCGGAGCTTTTAATAAAAAAACATTTGCTTTAATTAATTATTTTAAATCAGACTGGCGTTGTGGTACATATCTAAACACCTCTGTTTATACGCCCAATGTTTCTTGCTATCCCTGTTTTCCAGAAAACACTTTAGTAAATACAGAATTTGGTTTAAAAAAGATTCAGGATGTTGTTATTGGCGAAAGGGTTTTAACACATAAGGGTAATTTTCTTCCTGTCATAAAAACTTTTAAAAAACCTTTCGAGGGTGAGTTAATAGGTATTAAGTCTAAGGGCTGGGGCGATAGCATTTATAGCACACCAGAACATCCTTATTATTCTTTTGATAGAAAGCGTTGGGTTGAGGCGAATGATTTAACAATTAAGGAACATTTAGTTAGGCCAAAATATTTAGGCGATTCTATTATACATACTTACGATTTAAAAAATTATTCCAATAATTTAAAAGTTGAATTCGACAGTAAGTATATTCGCCAAGTCTCTAGTGTTAAACTAAATAATTCAAGATTACACAAATTATCACGCTTTATACCATTAGACGCTTCTCTGGCTAGGTTAATTGGTTATTATTTATCTGAGGGAAGTTTAAAGGATGCTGTTGTTAGGTTTACATTTCATCAGAATGAGACAAAGTATATTCGTGATGTTTTTAAATTAATGAAAACTATTTTTGGTATTTCTGGGAGTCAGTATAAAGCACTCACAGATAAGTCTATTCAGTTAGCTTTTTCTTCTGTGATTTTATCTAATTTTTTTGGGTCTCTTTGTGGCAGAAACAGTCTTAAAGTTAAGATAAAACATTTACCCCCTGAAATATGGAAGTCATCCCAGAATACACAGAGGGCGTTGTTACAGGGTTTTATTAACGGCGACGCACAAAAAACAGATAAAAGCAGTTTTGTTATAGGCATTTGTGAGGAAACTCTGGCAGATGATTTGTATGCCTTATCTACACAACTTGGTTTGAGTTGTGCATACACGAAAAGAATCCAAAAACCCAACCCTTTTCATAAAATGTCTTGGTGGCTATATAAAATCGTTATTTCTAAGCGAAGTTTTTATAATAGTAAACAACTATACTATCATAGACAGGGTGATTATGAAATAGAGGCCCTAAATAAAAAGATTTATTCGGGTAATGTTTACAATTTAGAGGTATTACAAGATAATTCTTATTGTGTGATGGGGTATGCTGTACACAACTGTGTTGCCCGCCAATTTGTTGCTGCGAGTGAATGGCAATGTCACAAGACATCTTGTTACGAATATTTTGATTGGGATAAGATTATTTCTGATATTTATGATTTTAAATTTGAAAAAGCCTCTAAAGTCACAGAGGTTATTTCTACGGTTGTGGAACCTATACCTTTAGAGCCTGAGATTAGTGAGTCTATTACAATTCCAGAAGTTATTACAAAGAATAAAAAAATACTTTATGCGAGATGGGATGAAGGACTTGGCGATTGGTTAATTTTGACCGCTGGTTTAAAATCTTTAAATGCTTATTATCCTGATTGTTCTATCACTGTTGCCTGTCTTCCACAGTATGCGGATTTATTTAAGAATAATCCTTATGTGGCTGCTATTATAACGAATCAAAGTTTAATTCAAAAGAAGGATTATGATTATATATTTGATTGTACTAGATTTTTTGAACACGAACACTATCCTCAAACTGAAGCCATATCAAAAGGAGAGGGCAGGATAGATTTATTATATAAAGATATGCTGAAGATTCCAGCTATTGATAGACGGCCCATTTATTTTATTACTCCATCGGAGAAAAAGCAAGCGAAGACATTATTATCGCAATATCCACATACAGGTAAAATTATAACAATGCACATAGCAAGTAATGGTGTGGTAAGAAACTACCCCATTGAATATTTTTATGAGTTACAAACTCTTTTATTTAAGGCCGGAATAACTACAGTTTTAGTGGGGTCTAAGCAGGGTGTAGGAAATAAACTAGCCTATAGTGCAATAAATAAACCTGGTTTAGTTAATTTAACTGGATTATCTTTAAGAGAGACCGCTGCAATTATCAATGAGTCAGATTTACTTTTAGCAGTAGATAGCGGTTATTATCATTTAGCAGCTGCATTAAATAAGAATACTGTGGTCTTATTTGGTAACATTCAGCCCAAAGCTAGAATATTGTATTATGAGACAGTTGATGAGTTATATCCAGCTGGAATTTTTGGAAATAGTTATTGTCCTTGTAATGATGCTCTTTGGTTACACGGGGGTATGCAAGTTTGCGGTAAATTAGAGGCTGATGGACAATCTGCTTTATGTATGTTTGTTCACTCACCACAAAAAGTTTTTACTAAAATTTTGATGTCACTTAATAAATTATCCTTAAAGAGTATACAGTATAGACCCAAATTATCCTTTGCTATGATGACACATAATGAGGAGGATATGATTGAGGGCTGTATTAAAAGAATTTATGATATAGCTGATGAAATTATTGTAGTTGATGATTCTACAGATAAGACTAGGGAGATTTTAAAAAAGTTTTCTAAAGTAAAAGTCTTCACTATGGAAGATATACCATGTCCTTCTTATTGCAATTATTGTAAGGAGAATAATATTGATTTAAGCAGAATTGGTCGTCCCTGTTCTGCTAAATTAAGAAGTTTCTCTTTCAGTAAATGCACTGGTGATTGGATTTTTAGATTAGATGCAGATGAAACTCTCTGTAATGAAGATTTAAAAAAATTAAGATTACTTGTTGATTATAGTGAAGAGATGTTTCCAGGAGTAAAAATATTTTGGTTTCCTACTGTTAATTTCTTTCTTGATGATAAGCATTACAAGGTGGGGGCTCAGACACACAATTGGTTTCCTGATTGGCATAAAAGATTGCATCGAAATGAGGCCAGATTTCATAAGTGGGTACAGCCAGCACATGAGCGAATGGTTGATTATGATGAGGCGGGTAATTTAAAATATCTTGATGATGTCACTGTTTTTCCTTGGCAGCATTTGTGTACTTGGTTTAATGTTTTTCATTATGGTTATTTACAACCAAAAAAAGACCGAGTTATCGATGCACGGAAGTATGAAAAGATGGGTGTTTTATTACATGTATTAGATAAGGAATCAGTAGAGCCCTGGGTTTGGCGTAAACCAGAAGATGTTATTCTTCCTGATAACTGGGGGTCTGGTCAATGTGAATATGAGACAGGAGAACGGGGTTAATATGGAATATGATAATTTAGCAATTATTAAAGAGGAATTTCAGAAAGCTCCGGCAAAGTATAAACTAGTTATAGATGTTGGTGCTTCTGGTAATTATTCAGCTGCTTCTTTATTAACACTAAACGAAAACTGGCAGGGTTTATTATTTGAACCAGACCCTAGGTCATATAATAGATTAGTTGAAACCTATAAAAATAATAAAGCGGTGATTATTTTAAATAAAGCTGTATCAAATATAGAAGGTAAACTTGAATTTTTGCTTCATCCAGAGCCCACATTAAGTTCTCTAGAGGCTAATACTACCTGGTATAAGACCGATACAAAGTTAGAGCGGATTCAAATTGAGGTTGTGAAGTTGGGTAAGATTTTAGCGGAGCAGAATATTCCCTTGGATTTTGATTTTTTAAAGATTGATGCAGAGGGTTTTGATTATAGGATTTTAGAGAATTTATTTATTGAGAGTTTATTTCGTCCTTACATTATTATGCACGAAATTCAGCATCCAGGCCCAGAACAATTTGAAAAACTTTTAAATTTTTACGGTTATACTTTAGTAAAGCGGGTATATGGAAATATGATTTATAGGAGAGCTAAATGAATCTTGGTAGTTTAGTTCAAAATTTAATACGGACAAATATTGCAATTTGGCATAAAGATACATTGGTTCGTAACGGGGCAAATATTCCGCTAGCAGAAAAGGCTAGGTTGTTTTTATCCGCTCGGATTTTAAACAGCGATAGAAATGATTTAAGGGATATTATTGATGTAAGTTTAGGTCAGAAGAGTTATTCTAAAAAGGTAAATTACTATGGGGGTAGGCATGAATCCTAGGACAATTATTATTAATATTAAGCATGTGGGAGAGATTGGAAAAATTGAAGCAGAGGCTAAAAAATTTATCACACCCGATATGAATGGGATTGATATTGGTAGTGGTGGGATGCCTTTATTATTGCAATCTGTTTCTATTGATTTTAATTATCCTGGGCAGTATTCCGATTTGGTAAATTTAAAAGGCGACGCTAGAAATTTATACTGGTTTAAAGATAATTGTTTAGACTATGTATTTAGTAGTCATTGTTATGAGGATATTTTACCCGAGCAAAAAGCGGGTACTTTTAGGGAGTGGTTACGTGTTATTAAAATAGGTGGACTTCTAGTTTTATATCTACCTGATGAGCAGGTATACAGAGCATATAGTGCTGCACATGGAGCTGTTCCAAATCTAGCTCATAAAGATGCCTCTTTTAATATTGGTACTGTTAGAGATATTGCAAAACAGTTTCCTGTAAAAGAAATATATTCAATAGAAAAGCATGGTGACTATTGTTTTTTTATTGTGTTTAAGAAGGTTGGTATTAGCAAATGATGGAATATACCCTTGGTGAATTAATTGATAGACTTTGTATTACAAATCTAAAAATGTGGCATATAGAAGAGCAGCTTTTAGATTGTACTATTGATATGGTAACTAAGGGTAGGCTATGTGAAGATATTGTTAAGTTAAATAATTTACGAGCAGATTGTATTAAGTCCATTAATGAGTATTTTGATAGAATGAAAAAACATGAATAAATTTGCTTTTGGTGCTTATGGGACTGGAAACTTGGGCGATGACGCTATCCTAGAGGGGATGCGGAGAGTATATGGTAAAGATTTAATTGCTGTTTGTTCTCATCCCGAGGCTATATCTTTGCCGTCTATAGATATGGAAAATTTTTTAACTTTAGTTTCTGCTGGTGATTTTGTAATTTTTGGTGGGGGTGGTTTATTTTATAGTAGTGCAGCGGTTAAAGAGATGGAAACTTTAGCTAAAACCTGTCTGGAACGGGGGGCTATTGTAGAGTGTCATGGTGTGGGTATTGAAGGAACTGTTTGGGAAGAGGATAAAGATAGCATAAGAAATTTTGCTCAATGTATGCGAGCAATAACAGTCAGGAGTAAGAAGTCTTTAGAGTTATTGGCTTCTATTGGAGTTTCTGCTAAGTATACTGCTGATTTTGGTTTTAACCTAGTTTCTCCTAAGATGCGAGAACATAGGGGTAGGCATATTGGTTTGGTAATCACTGCGCCATTTTCAAATCAGCCGGAGATGGAAAGATTAGCTAAAATAGTACAGGAACTTACACAAATAGGTATTGTTCATTTAATTCCACATGTGCGTCATTTTACTGGTTTTGGGGCTAATGATTGTTTAGCAGCAGAATATTTATTTGTTCAGGCACATAGACCCACCCAGGTTATTATTGAACCTTGGGCCGGAACGCCAACTAAGTTATTAGAACAGTATAATCAGATGGATTTTATTCTTACAATGCGTTTTCATGGTATGGTTTTAGGTATGGTTTGCAATAGGATGAGTAAGGAAAAGATAGGTTTGGCTTGTTTGACAGCAGACTTAAAATATACCGCTTTTGCTAATGAAAATAATATTCCTACATATGATTTTAAGGATATTACGCTAGAGTGGTTACCAGATTTAGTTAAAACTATAAAGCAGTGGTTTGATAATAGGTAAATTATTTACTAAATTTGACTAAAAAGGCTCAGTTTCTTAACAGGCTTAATTGTATTTACTATTAGGAGGGCTCCTTAATGAAGAGTTATTTATTCGGAAAATATACAATAGGGGATAAGGTAATAGCCTCTTATTTTCAAAAAGCGCTTGAGGGTTGCGAGTATTTGGGTGAAAAGGTTGATTTATCTCGTATAGTTCCTGAAGAGCACAATTTAATTATAGTTACAAATCCTAGTCTATTTCAGATTGATTTAGACAAGGTTTTAAGCTATATAAAAAAGGATTGCACTAAACCCTTGGTGGTTATTCGTAAAGTTAAAACTTTTGCAACCTTTTTCTTTGAGCCTAATTTTAAATTGGAGAGAATTACGACGAATAAAGCCTATACTTTTGCAGGTATCTTATACATACCTAAGCAGTATCTATTAAATTTAGGTCAAGATAAGCAAACCATGTCAGGGATTTTTCGTTCGGTTCCTTCGGATGATTGGCGATACTATTTTATAAATCACGTTAGGTAGGCTAAGGAGTTTATTATGGCAATGATAACAAAAGCTGGAGTAGCGACTGTTCTAGGGGTAACTGTATCTGATATTTCTGATTCTGTTTATACCTGGGCCACTAAACAGTTTTTTATTTTGACAGGTTTGCAATCGGCAGATGTTCAAAAAACATTCAGAAGTTTGATGCAATCTTCTTCATTGGTTATTAAACTGCCATATACGAATATAAAAAGTATTGATAGTATAAAGGTGGATAATGTAACTCAGGCTTTTACGCTTTATACTGATTTAAAATTTAATCCTGATACTGGTCTTGTTTGGTATGCTTCTGGATTTGGTGGTGGACAGTTAGTTGAACTTACGTATACGATTAATGGCTATACTACCACTGATATACACGATTATTTAGTTTCCCTTTTAGTTGCCAAAGCTTTGACTTTATTTACACCTGATAAAATATCTCAGGTTAAGATGATTAAGATTGGAAATTTTCAAAAGCAGTATGGTAGCTCTGCCAGTAATTTAGAGGAGTATCAATCTACATTAGACGCAGAGGTTGCTAAGGTTATTGCTATGATTAATGGTGATGACGGTAAGATGTCTTCTGAGTTTATTTTATAAGGAGTTTAAATGGCTGACGCTGCTTTTGATAGTTTATTAACGCATATTTGTACTATAAAACGTAGAAGTACTACAACAACTGCGATTGGTAGATGGGGCGATGCTACAGAGACCATTGCTACGTTATCTTCGAACGTTTCTTGTTTAATTCAGCAGAGAAATGAAGATGTGGAGTTTACTCGCAGGGGGGCTAAACTCATTTCTAGACATATTGCATTTTTTAAAATTGATGCCGGAATTCTAGAGGATGATGTGGTAGTTTTTAATGGACATGAGTATAGCGTGGTTTCGGTATCAGACGCAGCTGGTCAAGCACATCATTTAGAGTGTGGCTTGGTTAGTCTGGAGAATTGATATGTCTGACTTTATAATTGATGATGCACAGTTATCTATTTTTATTCGAGATATAGCTGGAGCTAAACAACGAGTAGCTACAGTTAGTGCTAAATGGGTAAAGACATTAACAAATTATACCCATAAAAAGATGCGTTCTTTTTCACAGTCTAGGTCGCCCAGGTCAACTGGAAAGCTGTCTTCTAGTATTACTTCTAAGTATACATTAACTGGTCAGTCAATCGAGGGTACAGTTTTTGTTCCAGAGAGTATTACATATCAACATGCAGCAGAAGAGGGTGTTAGTAGACGTACCGTAATTCGTGGTAGCCCTTTAATGACATTCACTGTTGATGCCTGGAAGAGAGCAAGACGGGGAATAGTTGTAGAACCAAATAGAGGTTATTATGTTTTTGCTCAAGTTTTACGTGGACGTTATAAAGGCAAACATTTTACTCGTAAAGCTTTTGAGAGTTTAAGTCTTTATTATAGAGCGAATGAACAGAAAATAGTTAGTGAAATTGGAGATTCCATAATTTTATCTAGGAGTTAAAGATGCAGTTGATAGCAGAGCGTATAATTGCTTATTTAAAAGCAGATGTAACTCTAAGAACTTTATTAGGTTCTTCAGATAATATTTTTGCTATGGGATTACAAGAATTAGATAGACGAAAAGCTAAGTATGTTGCTATCCCTGTAGAGCCTGGGGAAGACATGAATAATTTACCTGGACAAACAGGTACTTTTACTTTAGAGGTTGCTGTTAGTAGAAATGTGGCTGGAGCTTTTGGTATTTGTATAGATATTGCTTCTAGAGTAGATACTCTTTTAAATAAAGGTGAGGCATCATTGAGTACGACTGGTTGGAAAATAATTCATCTAAAAAGATTAGGGTCACCTTCTAAGGGGCCAATGGTAGACAAAGATGCTGGTGAGGTTTACCTAGCCTTAGAATATGAATATCTTTTAGATGAGTCTGTATAGTATAAATTGAAAACTAACAATATTAGGTAAATTGACCTAACAAACAGGAGGAAAGTAAAATGTCAGAAAAAGTTAATTTAACAGAAGCAACAGAGTTTTTGTTAAGAGGAAATGTAACTCTAAAAGTTTATCCCGCCTCAATTGAAGTCTTGTCTTCATTAGCTCCTCAGTTAGACGAGATGAATAAGCTCTCAAAAAGTACAGATATTAAAAAACAGATGGATTTATTCCTTGATGTAGTTTATGATTTAATCAAGGATGATAATGAAATCAAAAAGGCCGATTTAAAAAAGGCACTTACCGTAGAGGCTGGCGTAAAGGTTATGCAGACAGCTTTGGGTTCTTTTGGAAATATGCTCGCATAAGGGGTCATAATGAATACAGAATTCAGACGAAATATATTACCCTTATTAGATGTTTTAATGTCTGAATACGGCTGGACTTTGGAGTATTGTTTAGCTTTGCCAGGTGATGTTATTGTAGACCTGTACAAAACAATTAATGCTCGTCAGTTAGCCCATGCAAAATTATGGGTAAAGTTGATAGGGGCAGCTGTTGGTGCTGGTTTTTCTGGTAAGATAGATAAGTTGGATAAGATTTTTGGCGATTCTCCTGAGGTTCCAAATCAAGAATTAGACCGAGAATCCTGGAAAGCACAATTAAAAGGACTTTGGTTACGCTTAGGTAGAAATGCTGAAGAGTTTGAGCAGAAGTGGGCAACAGACGAAAGAATAGAAATGTAGGCAAACTATGGCAGTAAGAAATCTTGCAGTTAATATTAGAATTGGTTTACAACAGGTACAGCAAGCAATTGGCGGGCTTAGTGGTCGTTTTAATCTATTAAAGTCTTCTTTACGTGCTGTTTTTCGTACTGCTGTTGTAGCCGGATTTTTTGGGGCTCTCCGTGTTGGATTCCAGGTTTTACAAGGGCTACAAAATTCTGTTTCTCAATTAACAGGGGAGTTTGCCACTCTTAATTTAGCTGCTATAAAAACAGCTGCTATTATTAGTGAGGGTGGTAGTGGTTTTCAAAAAGCATTTGATGAGGCCACTAATGCAGCTCGTAATATGTCTACTCAAGTGGGCTATTCTGCTTTACAAATTCAAGAAGGTTTATATACTGCTGCTCAGGCAGGTTTAAACTTAGGAGATTCTATGAAAGTTACTGGCGCAGCTATGAAGTTAGCTACTTTAGAGTCTGTTGATTTTCAGGAAACTTTAAATAGTTTAATTGGTATTACTCGTGCTTTTGGTGTTGAGATGTCGGAGATACCGAAGTTTGCAGATGTTTTAACTACCGCTATGGTGAAATCCAAAGCTACCCTTAATGATTTATTCGCTGGGTTAAGTGATGTTTCTAGCATAGCTTCTACAGCTTTTGGTGAGAGTACAGAAACCTTTATTGATTCGGCTGCTGCCTTAATGGTTTTAAATGACGCTGGGGTGGAGGGCTCAAAAGCCGGAACACGATTAAGAGCCACAATGCAAAAATTAATGGGGGGTACAAATCAAACCACTACAGCTTTTGCTAAATATGGTGTAAATTTATTTAAGGCCGATGGAGCTAGTCAAAAATATTTAGGTACATTAATTAAAGGTCAAAAAGCTTTTGCGGGATATTCCGATAGATTAAATGAATTAAAAAATGCTCAGTTTGCATTAGTCTCTTCTGGTAAAATGTTTACCTCCACTTATCAGCAAGTAGATAAACAATATAGAGATGCTATTGCACGTGGTGGTGAATATGTTAGAAATAATTTAGCACAGGTTCAATCACTAAAAGAAAAACGTGATGCAATGTTATCTTCTGGTTCTGCTTACGAGGTTGGGTCACAGGGAAGTTTTCAAACCTTACAAGAGGATATTGATACTACAAGTGGTTCCTTAAATCAACTCCAGAGTGGTTTAGATGATGTTTATGATAATTTTACAAATGCCGGAGGTAAATTAAAATCTTTTGCTACAATTTTAAATGAGATTCGTGCTGCTGCTCCGACAGAGGTTATAGGTAAGGCTTTTGGTATTAGGGGTGGTGAGGGTGTTATGCGTTTATTAAATAATTTGGATAAATTTAATAAATACAAAGCTACCTTGGAAGAGTATGCTACCGCTTCTGAAAAAGGCAAGAGTATTACAGAAGATATTTTTAACAAGTTTTTAGACTCTGTTTTAATTAAGTGGCAACGAATGAAAAATAGTGTTATGGGAATTTTTAGTGTTATTGCAGATGCCATTTTTGAGGCGATGGGGCCTGTTTTAGACCCTATTCAAGAAGCTTTATCAAATTTGTTCCAGGATATACAGAATAATAAAGACAGCTTTAGAAAAATATTTAAGGGTATGGCCGACCTGATAAAGCCTATTTCTGTAGAGTTCGGTAAACAACTTAAAAAAGTTGGAGCGACATTAACAGATGTATTCACTGAGGGCCGTTCTGTTACTCTTCCTATTTTTACTGCACAGGAGGGAAAATTAACCTCTGAAGATACGGTATTTAAAGGAACTACAGCGGAAAAATTTAGAGGCTTAATGCAGTCAATAGGTTCTCTTTTTGTTGAGGGTTTACGTGCAGGTTTACAATTATTAATGCCTCAGTTTATAGAATTCTCTAAGATTATGGCAGATGCTTTTGGAACTTATGCGAAAGCTAACGCTGCTTTATGGGAGAGTATCGGAGTATTGGTTGGTGGGGCAATGGTTAAAGGTTTTTTAGATGCTTTTATTGCTGAATTACCACGTATTAAAAGTTCTTTTAATACAATTATGGAGGGTTTAGGTGTTCCAAAGAAGATTCGTATTGGTGGGCCTATCGTTGGTATGGATGTTCCCACAAGATTACCCAGTGCTGGAGAAAATAATGAACCAGGTGGTCTGTCTGGGTTAATTGGGAAAATTGCTCCTTTATGGATGGGCTTAGGAACAGCCTCTAAGATGACTGATTATACATCCCAAGAAAAACGTGGGGCTTCTGGTATGACAGCTACGGATTGGATGGGTATAGCGGGTGGAACCATGATGCCAGACCTTACAGCTTTAAGAGAGGGTGGTAAAGGGCTTGGTGAATCATTCGATGATATGGAGAAGACCGCAAAAACTTTTGGTGTTTCTATTATTGAAGCTAATAAGAAAGCTAAAAAGAGTTTAGGTTTGGGCGGTCAAATTGCTCGCCAAGTATTCCAAGGTAATAGTAAGGTTAAGAGATAGGATTCTATATGAGTACGGTTAATGCTCCTAAAAGAGTTGCATGGAAAGGTATTACACTTGGTGATTACGGATTTGTCACTTTTGATTACCAGGGTAATACTGATGTTACAATTATTCCTAGAGCAAAAGGTGTAAAAATTCGTTCTACTACTGAAATGGGTGGTGGACTTTTAAATATTAATGTATCTATTCTAGTTTCAAAGGCCAGTAGGTCAGCTTTAGAGGCCTATGTTTCTGGTTTAGATGCAGCATTAACTTTAAATACCGAGGGTTCATTAGTTATTTCTGATACAAATGGGACTTTAACGCTTACTAATTGTTATTTGGATTCTTTTTCCCAGTCTAATGAAGATTTAAAAGTGAATACCCTGACTTTTAAGTTTATAAAAAGTTTATAATGTTTTATACTACACTGAAAATTGGAGTGTTAAGATGGCTACTGAAATAGATTATTTTGAATATCCTACAGATGCAGCAGCAAATGCTGCCTATGTCACAAATCCCACTCTTCCTACTGGTGGGGTAATCACTACCGATGGATTATACACAGTACATAAATTCCTATCTAGTGGAACTTTTACTCCTCTAAAAGCTGGTAATGTCGAAGTCTTGATAGTTGCTGGCGGTGGTGGTGCAGGTTCTATTGATTATACTAGCGGTGGTGGTGGTGGAGGTGTTATTCACGAAGCTTCTCATGCTATTACAGTGCAGGCTTATAGTATTGTAGTTGGTGCTGCCTGCGCTGCTGGTAGTAATGGTAATAATTCTAGTTTTGATGGACTTACTGCAATAGGTGGTGGTGCAGGTAAGGTTTTAAATGGTGGTGCGGGGGCTGACGGTGGTTCAGGTGGTGGTGGTGCAGGTCGCACTTCGGCTGGAACAAATGCAGGTGGTGATGCTGATTATATT